ACGACAGTTTGCGATGGTGCTGGCACCGTTTGCTTTTGTTGTTCCAGGGTCGTTTGGATGGCGCGTTCTCGCGCAAAAGCCTTGAGCTGCTCAATCTGCTCAGGAGTCAACGACGCAAGGCTAAAGCCACTCGGTGGTGTGGACTGAGGAACCTGTTCTTCCATTTAATGACAAACCGTTTGCCAATACATTAACATTTAAACAAAACTTGTCGAGGAATTTTGCGATGTCTTATGGAATCCGAAAAGGATTAGAGGATATTGCACATGAGCTGAAAGGGATCCGAGCCATTCTTAACAGCTTTTGGGCCGAGCAATATAAGGATGGTAAACACGAGTACACCAATCCACAAGCTTACGCAGACGAGTATATCTCTACAGAAGAATGCGGTCGGCGCCTTGGTGTTCGTGATCAAACAATCCGTAACTGGATTGCGGCTGGCAAAAAATCTCCCGATAAGGGGTGGCAGGAAGGTATTCATTACGTCAATATCCAACCCGGTCAGAAAGAACGTCCAACCATCCGGATCGCCTGGAATCAACTGGTGCGCTCCTTTGCAAAAAACAAAGAAATCGAAGTCAAGGATTTCCGGGATGCAAAGGGTAATCCGGCTTACACCAAGTCGACGCCAACCTTGGAAGATTTATACGAATAATGGCTCATCGTTTCCAGGGAATCTGTATTGATCAGGTCACAATCACAAACTACGTGGAGCTTCTGCCGACATCGTTGGCGCTTCAAGTGGAAATGTTTCTACCGCCTGAGGGGTCATTCGATGATGAATGCTTGCAGCGGTACCTTCTTAACCTAAAAAATTACGAAGAGGAGGACGCAAACTCTGGCATGACACTCGCCAATCGATTGCGGATGGCGTTTAAGGACATGAAACCAGACACCATCTGTGGTAAATTTCCGCTTGCTGAATTGCCATTAAAACGCCGACTGCGTTGTGTTGCCGAGTATTTAATTCGATCTGGTGAGTTTGACAAGCTTCGTGACGAACAAGGAAGACTCATCAAAAAACGCGGAGTTCTTGGCAAGTTAGTTGTTATTTACAAACCTCTTCCAAAACTTGTAGAATCCCTTCTAAGACAAGGATTGATTACAGATGAATCGGCGCGAGAAGCTATTGGCATCAGTGATTGGACCAGAGCTTGATCAGACGAAAGCTCGGATGCTTGATTCCACAATCAAGTTGATCCTTGGTGACATGGGCCAAACTTACTGCCAGATGTGGGAACTGGAAGGCCCTGGTGTCATGGTGTTCCAGCCGACGAACAAAGAACGTTCGATGTTCTTCTGGACGTTGAAAGAAATCCATTCGGCTCAAGAGGATTGCGAACGCAGCAACGATGGTGATCTGGCCGAAAGCTTCCGCCGTATCCTGGGCGCTGCACAAAAGATCGATCCAAAAGAAAAAGCTGGTTACGTCATTAATGACGAAGATGGCATCCGTTATTTTGAGGTTGATTACAACCAGGCAACCGATCAATAATGGCGATTCCTAAATCTGGTTTCCGCAGGGAAGACTTAGAGCTCATTACAAATAAAGATTTGTCAATGTCCGCTCATGCTCTGATGGGCGGCATTGATCTTGATGTGGCAAGTTCCAGCCTGGCAAACGAGTATGTCGGCGCTGAACATTACTTCACCCCGACTGATGACGGTTTAAATAACCAGGATTGGTTTGGGAAAGTTTATCTGTTTCCTCCCAGTGGTACCTATTTCTGGGATAAGAAAAATGATCGGTGGAAGATGACCAGGGGATCAGCTCGATCCATGGTTTCATCTCATGCCGTTTGGTTTCGGAGACTGTTTAAAGCATGGTATGACAACGAGATAGAACAAGGACTGTTCTTCTCCAATTGCCCTGACATGTTTAGGTACGAACAAAAGCTGTTTGATTTCCCGGTGTGCATTTTAAGAACTGCCCCAACCTTGATCAAAAATAGCAGCGAAGGAATAGCAAAACACAAAACCTGTACATCCTTTTTGGTTTACCTGCAGCCCAAGGATTCCTGTGGGGAAGCCACTCAAAATTTCATTGATATCTACAGCGAAAAAGGCCGCGTTCTTTGTTAAATCGCTTATATTTGAAAAGCTTTGGATGAACTATGAGCGTTCTGTGTGATCGGGAGATTCGGCGTTTAGCGGAAGAAGAGGAGATGATTTCTCCTTTTCAAGATCGGCTGATCAGCGAAGAAGATGGACGACGTATCTTGAGCTATGGCCTTAGCTCTTATGGATACGACATCCGTTTATCACCGGAACAGTGCTTAGTTTTCGGGCGTATTTCAGAAGGTGAATGCGACCCCAAGGAATTCAAAGAAAACATCCTGGTTCCAGCCGAATTGCTGGAGGACGAAAAGGGCCGCTATTTCCTGCTGCCGCCCTATGGCTATTGCTTGGGTGTTGCCAGGGAGCGCCTGAAGCTGCCACGTGATGTGACTGTGGTGGCAGTCGGCAAGTCCACCTACGCACGCTCTGGGATTCTGGTGAACATCACCCCGGCAGAAGCTATGTGGGAGGGTTATCTCACCTTGGAGATCAGCAACTGCACTGGGCTCTTCAATCGGATCTATGCCGATGAAGGAGTGACCCAACTACTCTTCTATCGCGGTAATCCTTGCGAAGTAAGCTACCAAGACAGGAAGGGCAAGTATCAAAACCAAGCCCCAGAAGTGGTCTTTAGTAAAGTCTAAAAATTACAGTTGATTAACCAAAGTAATCACTGTAGTTATAAGGCTTACCTGAATTGAACTGAGGTTTCGTGGGGTAGTTTACACTGCCCCTGGCACCCTGTGAATCTCCCAGGCTTGGTAGTTCCGTGCCCTTGTAGCTCATGGCGCCTTGTGGGACACGTGTACCAAAGATAGGGGATTGTACGTCAGCAGACTGCTGGTATTTGCTGGCAAGATTTGCAGCCTTAAGGAATCGTCTTACGCGATTTTGTTGAACAACATTTGCTGTATCTGCTGCTGCAGCTGTATTTTTTTCTTCTGCATCAAGACGCCGCGTATCAACGTCATAGTTTCTTTCCGGCGTTAGATCAGTTACGTCTCCACCGGAAGAACCCGCATCCAAGCGAGGGTCATAATCAAGACGACCTTTATAACCAATCTTTGTATCGACGGGTTGATTAGGACGTTCTTTAAGTGGGTCGTAGAATCTTGCCATGATAATATTGTAAACGAAGCAACTTGCGCCAAGATATACAATGCATAACCAAGCGGACTACTTTGACGGTCTTGGTCAGAGCATTATTGATGAAGTGATCTGCCGTTGTTTGAATCAAGCAACGTTTGGAGAACCACTCGATAATGAAGAAAATGATGTACCATTGTACGATCAATATAATCGTGGCTTGGCATTATGCGAGCAAGGGATGGAGCGTCAGGACTTGCAGCTAGAGGGGCGACGGCCCGGAATGACGGGTTACATTCCGTCGATGGAGGAAGCAACGGAGCGGTTCCCAGCTTCATCGCCACGACCGAAGACTCTGATTCTGGACTTGGGCGAACCAACGGAGGAGGAAAAGCTCCTGTCAGCGAAAAGACTTGGTTTGCTCCGGTAGATCTAACTGATACCGAAGATTTTATTAGTGATTGCCCAGGGGGTGTTTGCCCTGTTCCCTGGGCTGTCAAAGAAGAGCCCCCTGTCGTCCAAATCGATAACGTCAATCATCCGTCTCATTACACAGATGGTGGCATTGAATGCATCGAAGCAATTGAAGCTGCTTTAACCAACGAAGAATTCCGTGGTTATTGCAAAGGCAATTGTCTGAAATATATCTGGCGTGAAAAACTTAAAGGCGGTACCGAGTCACTGAAAAAAGCGCAGTGGTACTTGGATCGCCTCATTCAACTTGACGAAGCTCAGAAGGGCTGAAGATCGTCGTCGTCTTCATCATCATCCATGATGCAGGCGGCGGCTAGCTCCACCAATTCAAGGTCAGTGGGTACATCGAAGGAAATGTCGATGTTCTCACTGGCCAAAATATCTTTAATGGCAAACCACTCCATCAGGCGTTGATGGTAAAGGTTTAGAAGAGCTGCATATAACTGCTCCCATGTCATCTCCTGCGCTTGCAGCTCTGCACGACGCATGGAGAATTGAAGCTCTAAAGGAAGTTCAAACTCTCTTGGTTCAACAGATCGCTCCATTCCAGATTGCATGGCTTCAATAAAACTATTTTAAAGCTAAATGTCGCAGATGCCTTGAAGTTCATCTGCCTCTACGGAGAAGAACTCATCCCATGGGGAGTCGTCAACCCTAAATTCGTTGGCAAATTCAGAGAGCACGTAAGGGTTGATCTTCTCTTCCAGCTTACGAATTGCGTTGACCTGCCGCGAGGATGCCTCATAGTTGCGGAAGGCTGCCAGGAGAATTCCAAGGGATGCTCTGGGTGCAGAATCTAATTCCTGAACGAACAATTGAACCTCCTCTTTGCGTCTGTCAATGAGATTACCCACAACCTTATGGTCTTCATCAAAAACCCATTGGCTCATCTCAGTTGTGACACCATGCCAATCTTCTTGTTCAATGCAATCAATCACGGCACTGTACAAGAAGGAATGCCATCCCACTGAATGAGCAAAGGAAATCAACGCCTGAGACATTGAACCATCAAGTCCCAAGTTAAGTTTGGTCAATTCGTTTTCCAGGACTTGCACTTCGTGGAAAAGGTACTCCAATGCCTTCTCCTTGGTGCACATTTGACCTGCTTTGACGGGCAAGCCGTCAGGATAATGCTGAGTCCCATACCCAATGGTATAGGGCTCAGCACCTGTCGATGGGTCCGGATACGCTTTCTCGTTAAACCCCTCGTATTTGCGGATTAAATTAATCGCGCAGCTAAGGTCGGACATGGGAATAACACTATTCCCACAATCATACACAAATTATTTACCTTGGCCGCGAGTTTTTTTACGGCCATGATTAGGCAAAGAATGTAATCCCTGGCCTTGTCTTGTCTTTTTCGGCTTGGACTCAATCTTGAGAGATGCAGTCGACTTGGGTTTTGCCATGATTTACCAGTTGTAGTTGCACGCCCACCATCCTGGAGTCAGTTTGTCCTTCTTCTCAGAACAGTTGTGACGCGCTTTGAAGTTAGCACGTCTTCCCTCGTCTTTATGCTGAAGAAAATCTTGATATCCACGGGCTCCAAAACGAACGATGGCCTCCTTACCGTTCTGGCAAGCCTTCACGACATACTTATGCTTATCACCTTTAGGAGCACGCTGCGGCTTGTTGCATGCCATCTTCTCCTTCTGATATCGCTTTGAAGCTGCAACAGCCTTCTTTGCCTTGTCCGACATAATTAAGGTGCACTAAAGAATGTTCAGACTCTTTTTCCCAGGGCAGGATCTGAAATGGATCTTGGTCAATCCATCTTTCAATTCTATTTAACCTAGCTTTAGAAAAGAAATCCTGCTCTAAGTACCACTCATGTAACTTATATGAAGCCTTAGATGCATTGCAACGACGGCAGGCTGGCACAAGATTTTTGCGTGTTGTTTCTCCTGATTTGTGTCGTGGTACAACGTGATCTAAGCTCGTTGCATCTTCACCGCAATATGCACATTTGTGGTTCCAGGACTTATAGATTTCGTCTCTAAATCTTTTCTTTGCTAATTTAGGAGTGACTTCAACGAGTAAGGCGATCGGCTCATGCTCGCTGTAATACATACTCTTTAGCTGTCGTTAATTTATTCTAATTTCCTTTAGCTTTACAGAACTTTACCCGTAGGTTAAAAAAAGATGAATTCGCTTGACCGGGTCTATCCCTGCGTTACCGTACAGGAGTTGTTCACCCTGACTTTAAGTCATGGCTCAATCTAACGGCTGGGTTTCAGTCGCTCGTGCAGAAGAGCTCCTTGGCATCAACCGCAAGGAACTCTTCCGCATGCGTGATGATGGAACGCTGAAGCTGGGACCGCATTTCGCGGCTTTCCCTGAGACGCGTTCTCGTGATGGTTATCGCTGGAACGTAGAAGCCGTCAGGAAATCCCTGCGCAAACAAGAGCAGGAAAAGCAGATGGCATCTGTTGCTTAACCGGCTTGTAATACTGTTTGCGAATACTGTATGCCAATGTCAAATCGGTTATGTTAACGCTTATCTCTTGATGAGCAATTAACCGATACAGGTGTGAAGAAAGGGGACTTATCCGACTCCACATTTTGTGGGGTCTTTTTTTGTCCAGAGAAAATAAAAGCACCCACTGTGGATGCAGTGGACGGATCGGACGTTTTTTGTTTTCCAAGATCAACGTCCCATCTGGACCCCAGTCGAAGTTTTCCAGTGCTTCAGGTTGGATGCCATATGTGGCGACCATCCCCAAAAGCCATCCAACATCTCTGGTGGACCTGCGGGAGGCCAGATTGAAATACTCGTCTACGATCCGCTGGTCAATCGGTGGAGATTGAGACATGGTTGAGATGAGCAGGATTCCCGAACCATACAAGTCAGGGTGTCCTGCTGACAATGGGTAAAGGAAGTCTTAATAAGTCTCGTGAGACTTAACATAAGTATACCTTAATTATTAAGGAGTATAAGGTTTTCCGTCTTTATCAAACATTGTGAAGCCTTGCATGCGGATATATTCAGCCGGAACATTGAACAGTTTCTGCATCATTGGCATCATCATTGGACCTTGACAGTTATATGGGGGCACATCCATGACTGATAACGATTGTCGTGTCATTAAGAATGCTTTTGCTTCTTTCTGTTCATTCTCTGTATCTTCTACCAATTTTTGCTCCCATGCAGCTATGCTTCCTTCTTCTACCGGAAAATCAGAAGGCTCTGGTGGGAAGGTATTATCTTTAAATTTAAGTGCGTAGATATGCTTGCAATAACGCATCTCATCTAGTAGAGGCGTCCAGTTATCTGTAATCGAAGTAATTGTTGATTGCGTTGAAGTGTAATCCTCATACCGAGGCATCCCTTCTGCAGTAGATCCAGGGATCGAAGGATCTGTTGTGCTTCTTAAGAAGGTGGCACCAAACTCTCTGTAAACACCGGGATTGTCTCGTGGGGCATTGTTATCAATTGTCGTCGTTGTAGATAATGAGAAAGGAACTGAGTATCCCGATGGCGCATAAACATCCATCTTTCGGTTGACCGATGCAGATGTCATTGCGCTGTTATCAACCACACCACTTAAAGTTGTGACCTCAAATCGACCCGGCTTAACAGAAGCAATACTGCTACGCGGATAAATCTTTAAAGTCCCATCTGTCAAACGACGAGTAAAGGCATAATCACGGTGTGTAAAATCTTGGCAAGAACAGCAGAAACGTGCTCCTGTAATTAAGTATCTCCCGACCTTAAAAGGTGCAGGCGATGGTGTGAAGTATTCTTGGTCGGGGCTTACCTCAACTGACCCAGCCTTGCGGAACGTAAGGATTCCTGTTGTTGGATTCGTTGCAACCAAAACAGCCTGCACGTAGCCGTACCGTTTTTGGGTGGTCGGATCAATCGTATCTTTATCAATGATCTGTCCGCCAACTGTAATGACCCGATCCTCCAGGATCTCACTGTTCAGTGGAGTCAAACCTCCTGGAACACCTGGAACTGCCACGTAAAACGGAGGCGGAAGGGGGTTAGCAACACTCCAGCTTCCTGCAAGTTTTACATACCAATACGTTGAATCTTCCGTAATGCTTTCAACGTAAAGGTTCTGGTTCGTAATTGGATCTTTTAATTTATCCGATCGCATCGAGCCTGCGTAACGCCAACCGGCCCAGTGCATTCCTAGATCTTTATTGGTTGTTGGGAATCCAACGAAAGCACCTGAAATGATCGGGTTTGGATTGACAACCGAGCTTGGTGTTCCAGACGGAACAGGAATTTGATACTGAAAGTTATAGGTGTAATCGTTGTCGTATGTACTTGCTGTGGCTAATTCATAGCCACGGCGCCAACGGGACCAAGCCGATTCACGGTTGATTGTACTCAAAGAATCAGGAATTGATCCCTTGGAAAATTCTGTTGTGATTGGTTTTAAGCGAAAAGGATCCTTATCTTTCGCTCGTTGAAAGTTATTAAAGGATCCTATTTTACCGACCCCGTTGGAAGCCATTCTTTAGAAGAAACCGCCCTGTGCGTAAATATGTGCACCTGGGGTGTAGCCAGAGATATTGGGACCTTCTGCAAATACACCCACATAAATACGATCGCCGCGCTCCAGGTAGATCCCTTTGTTACGCAAGGGGGCACTGGGACCAAGACCGTTTGTATTGCCTGCACTGGGCATTGGAACAGCTAGTTGTGGCATTACGTCCGAACAGTCCACAACACCACTACCTGCGGGGACAGTTTTACTGAAGAGAAGGCGGAAGTCGCCGCTTGCAGGAATTGGAGTGGTTGTATTACGCGTGTGATAAAACACAAACGTCACTGCTGGTTGATTGGCATAAGCAGCAGTCTGATACGTAAAACCACTCACCGTTGCTCCAGAGTAGTTAATTGCTGTATTGACGCCCGTCAAAGTAGCTGCGCCGGTATAGGTGTAGTAACCAATTCCGCTCGCAGTTCCGTTCGTGAGAACAGTTGCAGACTGGACGTAAACAATCTGACCGCTAGCTAGTGCAATAACAGTACCAGAAGTCGATGCGTTTACCGTATAATCTGGGGCGCGATAAGCGTCGTTGCGGGTAATCGTGATGGAATCAACCATTCCACCATTATTGTTATCCTCCGCAAGAGCTGCGTCCATGTCAACAAGAATGGAAGGAGCCTGCCCACCTTGCACAAATAAGGTGTTGCCTGCTTGGCTACCAACAGTCTGAGTGGTGACTCGGACAGAATCAAACAGCGGACGATCAATAAAGAGTGGCTGTTTATTCGAACTTGTTGACGACAATTCCTTTCTCCTTGTAAGTGCTACAACGGTTTTGTTACAACTATTTTAATAGGTGCAGCTCAATATCAGGCAAATAAAAAGACTCCACCGAAGTGAAGTCTATATCATTAAAACTGTGTCAGAGCTTCCAGGAACGGCGATCTGGGTGTAAACAGAGAAGCCGTCGAGACATCTGTTTCAACTTCAGTCAGTGGGCGCTGGAATGCAGTTTTTAAAATCTGCTCTCCCATCGAGGGTGTTTCTGACTGTTGATTGAATAACAGAGTCTTCAAAAGGAAACCTTTCAAGAAATCTTGAACGTTTGTTTTCTGTTCTTCTTGAGGCTGGGGCCTGGCTTGTGGGTTGGTACCACCAAGGATTGTTCGCACGTAATTTTGCGTTTCCTTGAAGGGTGGAATACCACCGTACCGTTCAACATTTCCTGGACCTGCGTTGTAAGCAGCCAGTGCTTTGTCGTAAGAACCAAACCGTTTCAGTTGTTGGCTCAGATAACGAGCGCCGCCAGTAAGACTTTGAACAGGATCGTATGGATTAGATACACCAAGCCCTTGCGCTGTGCCTGGCATCAACTGAACCAAGCCCATGGCACCCGCACCGCTTTTAGCTTGTGGGTTCCAGCCAGATTCCTTTTGTACAAGGCGCAGAAAGATGTCTTCATTTACACCGAAGTCACGAGCTTTTTGTCTCGCAATTTCTTTAAGTTGTTCGCTGGTGTAAGACATTGGTTTCTGCTTAACCTCCTACCCAATTTGAACTTGCCCTGAGACCAGGAATAAACACTGTTTGAAGAGTAAGTGCGACTGCCAGATGAGTCAGGGAACGTTTAACAAAATTGGGGCAGAGAATCATGGTTTTAAAGCAACAACGCTGGCCCCCTTGAATCAGAGATTCGTGTCCAGCAGGCTGGGCTTACATGCAAAGCAATGCCAGAAAATCAACGAGAATTGGCGCGAGCTAAAAGAGTTTCAAACAATTCGGCGCGTCGCTTGGCTGCAGGAGTCTCAAAATAATCTCCAGCTAACGATAATCCATCAATCGGTTGGAGCGCACCAGCCTGAGCATAAGATGCCTCCAGGGGATTGGTTGGAGGAGGCGCAACTGCAGGCTGAGCTTGGCCACTCAAGAACCGATTAAACATTTGTGCCTGAACCTGATTCTGAGGCGTACCAAAATCAGAGGCATCTAATGGGGTTCCTACAGGCTGTAAATCAGAAGCACCTGCGTAAGTTGGAATGGACTGGCCAGCTCCTTCGCTTAGAAGAGAGTCAGGTGCAAAAGGTAAATCAGTCACAGGACCCATGGTTCCAGCACCAAGCTGACGTTGGATTGCATCGTATCCAGATTGACCTGGCTTAACTTTCGCAGCAAGTCCACCATGCTTGGCGGCCCACATTTGCATCCCAATATCTTCTGCGGATTGCACTTGCTCTGGGGTCGCTCCTTGTGCAGCAGCAATCTTACGAGCTGCTTCGTAGCGCTGTAGGTCTGGATTCTGTGCAGCCATCTGAGCAACACGAGATTTCTCTGCTGCGTATGCACGTTCAGCAGGAGAAGCCAGTACAGCTGAAGTAGTTGTTTCAGAACCAGCTGGAATAGTCCTGGTAACAGGCTGAGTATATGGTTCTTTCTGACCAGGCCACTGATAAACGGATGCCGCCGGAGCACCTGCAGCTAGCATTTCAATAACACTTTTATCAGCAGGTTTCTGCCGTTGAAACACAGAAGAAACGGGCTGAGCAGCTTTAATAGCTTTAAAGATATCAATGGCCATGATTAACGCCAGGTGTTGTGAAGATAAATACGAGAACCCACTGCAGTGTCAGCAGGGCCAGGTAAAGCTTGAATGAATTCCGCACCTGAGCGTTCATAACGGTATCGGGCTTGGAATGGATCCTTGTAGTTAGGTACGTATAAGATGCCAGCGAGACGATTGGTTTCGTAGAGATAAATCTCATCCCAAACCTTCAATGCCTCTTTGGCATTACTTGACCTAATTGTACGGTCAACATCACCAGCGATGTTTTCCAGTCGTGTTGCCGGAGCAGTCGCGACTTCTGTACGTTTCTCTGCCGTGTCACAACGACCGAGCTGAATAACAACTTTATCGTAAAAGTAAGAGTCAGGAACTGTATTCATCGCCTCTTCCAGGCGAGCGTAATCACCCGCAGGGACAGAGACAGTGAAATAACCCAGGTGATACCTGACGCGACTTTTATCGAAATCGCTTAGCTTCACTTCTACTTGTCGTTATTGTTTAATTATAAAGTAAGGAACCTATGCTTCAAAAGGCAGTGGACTTGAGATATAAGACTGCAAGAACATTTTGGCCGGACTCTCAGCTGGAGAAAGTAATTCACCAAGCATGTTTTCCGTCATGCTTTCTTCAAAAGTTTTTGGTTTCTTGATGCTGGACTGTAATAAGCTCAACAAACCGAGGGTCAATAAATCTTCTTCACCTTCTTCTTTAGTTACCGGAAGTTGTGTAGAGGGAAGATCAGAAGACTCACCAAGCGTCTTCATATGACCCAAGCCAATTTCATATTTATTGTCACCGGTCATAAACGTGGCCAGGTTTCCATAACCACCTTGATTAGGTTTAGGAATATATTTGCCACCACCTTCATAATAAATTGGAGTACCTTCTGGAAGAGCCCAATCTTCCCCCCGGTGGAAAGTACTAGCCCCTGCCGTTGGAGCAGAACGAGGACCAAATTTAGAAGTTAAGGTGATACCGGCAGCAGGGTTTAAAACGAATTTCCCTTGCGCATCTTTAATAAGGGCGGGAATTCTTTTTTCACCTATACGCAAACCGGATAAAGGAGTACGGATGGTTGCTGGGTCTAAATACTTACCCGTGGCAAGTTCCTTGACATAGACATGCTTATGTGGCCCGGTAGACGTACCAGTGGAACCAACCTGCCCTAAGTATTGAATACCCGCCATTATTCTTTTATTTTTAATTTTAAGACTAAAAAACCCCTGGTTTCCCAGGGGAAATAAAGGTGCTTATCAGACTCTGATTAAATCAGCAGACAAGACGGCTTCCCAATCGACACGTTTAATTTGTCTGAGCTGTTCCAGGCTATTAAACTTTTCACCCGATAAAGACATCTGCAAATCTTTGATTTCACGAGCTGTCTTTAAGCCAATACCCTTAATATGATCAGCGATCATCTGAGGGGTTGCTGTATTGATGTTTAAACGCGTTTCTGGAGGAAAAGAACGAGGCTCTTCCTGTGCCGCCTTATCTTTGATTTGAAGCGTTTTAACCTTTTTGGTTGCCGCTTCATCTGGGAGTAATTCAGTCTTGTAAGCGGTGTAAAGGCGACCGTCCTGGTCTTCGACCATGAACCAATCGCCGTTATCCCATTCACTTACAACCTTGACACGGGCACCCGTTTTTTTGTGCTGGTAAAGCATAAAGACCAGAAACAATTTCTGGTCTTAGTTTAACTTACTCAGCTGACGACGCGGTTGTTCAGATATGCATCGATATCTTCGTAACCAGGTGCGTCATCAGGTTGGATGTAGCACACTTCAACCACGATGTAACCCTTGAGGCCTGCGCTCTGATCAGCGCTGGCGAGGTACACACCACCAGACACGCCGGTAGCGGTGTTGGTACCACGGGCGAACACCTTGAAGGTGGTAGCGCCGGTGATCTCCTTATACAGACCGGAAGGACCAACGCCGGTGGCGCCAGTGGCGGTCAGGAAAGGAGTGGTGCTCAGGGCCTGGGAACCAGCAGCGAAGAAGATCTTCGTAGCAGCGTCACCAGAGACGGTGGAGGTGAGGTTGGCCTGTGCGATAGGCTCGCCCACACCGGTCACGGCCACAGGGCCACTGTCGTTGCGGCAGAAGGTCACCACGTTGCCGGTAGCAGCGTAGATACCAGTAGCAGCACGGTTGTCACCCCAGCCAGAAGCCACAGACATCGCAGCGCGATAGATGTAAGCAGGCTGAGTGGCGCTACCAGAGATCACCATGCCGGTGATGTCGGGGCGGGTGTCGTCCTGGCGGTAAGGCGAAGGAACGATCACGTCCATGGTTTGGCCATAGGTGGCGGCATCACCGGAAGCCCAGGTGATGGGCACATAACCACGCTGCTGGAAATAACGCCAGCCAGGAACGGCCAACACAGAAGTGGGGCCAGCCTTGGAAGCATTGTTGGTACCGTCATCGTTGGTATCGATGTTCTTGTACCAGCCGTTCAGAGCATTAGTCCAGTTACCTGGATAGATCTTTTTAGACGAAAGATAGGACATTTATTTCTCCGTTTTATTTACAGATGATTTAATTATCAGATGCTGCCGTCATCAGACACGAAGCTGTAAGCAGTGGTCACGAAGTCCTTGTTCAGGATCTCGAAGCCGGCGTACAGTTGCCAGATCAGGATGATGAAGCGGCTGAAGTCGTCGTTGTTGTTGATGAGCACCTGGGCGTTAGGACCACCGATACCCACACCGATCGACTGAGGACCGAAGAAGTAACCTTGGGCAACTTCTTGGTTGGAGAAGGTGTTTGCACCGTCGCTGGCGAAGGTAGCAGACACAGTCTTGCTTGGGAAGTTGGTCGACTCGAAGAACTTCACGCCTTCGAACTGAACACCAGTCGGCATCACAGGCTCACCAGCCAGGAAGTAGCCCTGACCAGCTTGGGGACCCATGTAGAAGCTGGAGTTGTTAGGCATCATGGGGTTACCCATGTACATGCCTTGACCAGGATTGCCGCTGTAACGAGCGATCTCACGGAAGTCAGGATCACGACGCAGGTGCATCATGAAGGTGGGATCGCAGATGCAACGATACAGACCATCAGCGAAGGTAGGAACGTTGCGCTTACGCAGGTCCTTAACAACGGTCAGCAGGTCGGTACGCACCTGGAACTGCTGCACATCAGCGGTGTACTCAGCAGCGGTGTAGGAGATGGAGCCGTTAGCAGCTTTGTTCTTACCACCGGGGAAGTAGTAACCACCCTGGGTGCTGGAGGCTTCACCATTGGCTTCGGCTTTGGCGAGTTCATCAATGAACACGCGGTCACGCCAACGGCGGTAGTCGTCCAGCAGGGTCAGGCTACCGATGGACTGGTGGAACATGTTGAGGTTCCCGGTGTCCAGCAGCAGACGCTGAGCAGTGATCAGAGTCTCGCGAGCAATCTTGAAGGTGCTGGGCTGGGTCGGATCACCCGGGTCTGCAGGACCGGTGTATTCCTTAAGCACCACCAGGACTTTCTCCTTGGTGATGTTACGGCTGTTAGCGGTACCGATGGTCTGATCGGCAATACGCTCACGGCTGTCCTTCGTACCAGGGGTACCCCAGAACTTGTAGCGGTCTAACTGAACAGTCTGACCAGGCTGGCGAGTGAAGTCATGAACGACCACAGGCTCGACGGCCATTTCTGCGATATACGCAGGGTGGGGACGGTAAAGTTCCGCACCCAAGATTTTTGGAAAATCGTTCTCCTGGTCTCTAGTTTCTTAGAGGGGTGGACTATCTCTTCATCCCTGAGGGATGCCGGACGCTAAATCTGGTATTACGTAACAAGAACGTGTTACCCCCAGTAGTCTCTGCACCTTCCAATCACGCTTGATTGGCTTGGCTCAGGATTACCCTCGTCTTTACGTTAGGGCTTCCCTGAATTCATCCGGTTTGCACTCATCGATTGCTCGGTGAGGTGACAACGTTGAGCGTTCAGTTGAGGCATGTTAAGCTTTGGAAACTTGTTTATAAACAATATGAATCCAAAACTTGTTCCTGGATTTGGTAATCTTTACTTAACGGAAGAAGGAAAGGCTTTCGAAAAACAGCTTGATCCCGACAATCAAGAATATTTTCGAGAGATTCCCATCAGATCAACCAGTGTTTATGACCGTATTTCAGTTCTTGTAGATGGAAAACGAAAAAGATTTCATCTTCACGTCTTGATGGCGGTTGCCTTTTTAGGATTAGATCTGCGTTCTCATGGAACCAGTAACTTTTCCTTACAGGTTGATCACAAAGATAACAACAAGAAAAACAATCGAGTTGAAAATCTAGAGATCGTTACCAAACAAGAGAATTTAACAAGAGCTTGGAAAAACGGTTGTTACGAAAACAATGGTTTTGCCAGTAAAGGGAAACCGAAAAAATCTTTGAGAAAGTTTTCTTCGGTCGATGTGGAGCAGATTAAGGCTTTAAAAGAAGCTGGTCTCTCTTATAGAAAGATTGCTGAAAAGTTTAACTGCAACCACGGAGCTATTTACCAAATCCTAAAAGGATATACCTACCAGGATCTGAACTAGCTATCAATGAACACTTTGGTTTATCCTCCAGTGTCAGTGTTTTTATCGGGTGAAAGATAAAGACACACGTGTCTTATCTAACAAAAATTTTAGCAGGTAGTTAACTTAAAAGTCACATGTACTGCATAGTTGGCACGCCCATACGAGCCATCTCGGTATTATTCGAGCTGTAGCTCTCAGGATCGATACCAGCCTGGAACCCTGGGATACCGATGGCACCAGCCAGACTTCCGGCGGCTAAACCACCGAGACCAGCGGCGCCTGCTGCAAGGGGAACACCAGCGATGGCTGCAGTCTCCCTGCTGACACCACGGTTGATTACATCAGCAATCGGACCCATGGCACCACGTACTGCAGCAGCGCGTTTGCTACCAGCAGGAACGTTTTGGCCAATGGCACCAAGACCTTCGATGGCCTGAGAAGCAAGTGCAGCACGGGCTGCGCCTGCATGTTTACCAGCAAGGCGTGCGGCACCAAGAGCACCACGAGCACCAAGGCCTGCAGCGACACCACCAAGCAGAGCACTACCTGGATCTTCGCCCTGTGCGGCAAGAGCCCCGCCAGCTACCAGACCGGCAGCGGCGGGGACTCCATATGCGAGCAGAGGACGGGTTTGTCCTAACGGTCGCATGTGCCTCACTCCATCACGAAGAGTTTGTTGGACACAACGTTGGGCTGAGCCTGGTTCAGAACGCGCCATGCATTCTGGGGATCACGCGCCATGATGTCGTTGAAGGTGCCCCAGAAGTTTTGAGGCTGCTGAGGAGCTGCGGCAGCAGGGGGAGCGGGGAACTCACCATAAGCATATGGATCCACTTCTTCAGTGGGATAACCATACTGCTCAAGATCTGCTTCGCCTTCGTGAACAGGGTATGGACCTTCGGGACCAAAGAACCGAAGGGTGTAATCGCTGAGAACATCAGGGTTGGTCAGAATCTCGTTATAAGCAAGATTCTCGGTATGAGACTGAACAGCAAATTCAGCGTAACCCTGAAGGGTTTCGGTCATCTCGGTACCCCAAGCCACGGCACTGTCAAGCAGTGCTTCGAGCTGGAGGGCGTAATTATTTAGAATTGCGGGAGCTTCGCTTCCGAACGCTTCGAGTACTTGCAGGCTTTCCTGACTGATCCCCTCCGAGGAGGTTGGGGAAGAGCTGGGCGAGTAGGCCTGGTTGGTTGACCAGGTCTGCGGAACCGATTGTTGCGTAGCTTGGCTGCTGCTCAGTCCGTAATTGGCCGGGGTATAGCTCGTCGGAGCTGACGGTTGAGCCTGGAACGGGGATTGAACTGGAGCGCTCAGCAGGTTCACTACTTTGTTGAACGCCGATTCCCATGGGTTGCTGCTCGGTGCTTCCGGTTGGGATTGGGGGGCGTACTGAGTAGGGGCTGAGGGTTGGTAAACCGGGGCCGCCTGAGGTGCTGCCACCTGGTAATTCGCCGGGGCTGCTTGGTACGAGACCGGGGCTTGGCTCGGCTGGTAAGACGGAGTCACGTAGCTGCTCGGCGCTACTGCCGGAGTCGGGCTCGTCTGTGGGATCGATTGGACGGTAGCGTCCTGCATAACTCATCTCCTTTTGTAATGCTTCTAAGGTTCGATACAGATATGGAGTTAAATCCAACCTGGGATCTGCAGCCATCGGTAAATTCGGCGACTGCGGGTGAGGGGTCTGCATCAAACCCGCCACCAGGCGAGAGAACTGGGAGAAAGCACCCTGTAGTTCATTCACCATCCTGAACGGGAACCCAGATAGCATCTCGGCCCGCTCCTCATCCGTCTTAGACGGGAAGAGGTATTTCAGTGCTTCAATGCTATCAACCCCTAATTCCTGAAGGTTTCTAACAACAATAGAGTTGTTCAAAACATCTTGCGTGGAATCTTCATAGACGGGACCCGTCCATCTCCACAGCATAGTCAAATCGCCATCAGGAATTAAACCCGTTACGCCAGGCGGCACCTGGCGAGCATCAATACATGCGGCCAGGGCGGATTCAACTTGGCTTTCGAATTGAGCTAAGGCTTGTTGATAACCAGTCTTTTCCTCATTCGATGCCGTTGGAGCTGGTTCCACGGGTTGTTCAATACCCGTTGCAGCAGCAAGGGTTTTACGGAACAGCTGCTCTTCTTGATAAATAATTAACTCAAGACAACGACAGATACCGTAGGTATAAACAGCCGTTGCTTTCTTCTTCGATGTTGCAGAAACACGTCCAAACAGGGATTTGTATTCTGTAGCAGTTACACCAGCAGAAATAGAAAGTTCGTCAACACCGCCAAGTGCAGTACGAATTTCTTCCCTAAAAGAACGTGCAAAATTATTTTGGTCCCCAGTGATTGCATCTGGGACGATATAACCAACACGATCGTTTGGCTCCAGGTTTGCGATCACACGAGGAACGCGGATCTGACCATCAACACCACGACTGATTGGATCTGCTTTAAACGCTGAGCGACTCAATGCACCCATCCCTGTAAAGCCAGAGTTGGCCGCAATGGAAGGACGCTGAACGACAGAGTCAGTCCCAGACTCCATCAAGTCTGTCTTGGGACGTGACGACAGAAGTGTTGGGTTACCAAAGAACTGAACGTTCTTGCGCATGGTGCGCACCAACTCATCATGAATGATGATGTGATTGGCCAAAGCATCAAATTCGCCAAAACCTTCCTTGGCAAATCCCTTCGGATTATTGAAGATCTCAACGCAGGGAATAAAACCTAAAGTATTTTTAACTTTCTTGCTCTTGCCTGGGGTCACATAAGCAGGAGCGTCAAAAGACATCTCACCTTCTGAGTGAGTTTCCTCGATCTCATCTGCCTTGATCGAAAGCCTGATGTAACGCTTGGCCCCTTGGTCTCCGGTGTTTGCAGCGCCTGTCAACGAAGCTGCATTAAGACCATCAACCATGCCGGAGCTACGCCGCACCCTGTAGCTGTAGATGATGACGACTTCTTCTAGTTCACCGTCAACGTTGTAGTAGCTGCGGTACTCATGCTCACGGAAGTAGTAAATTCTGTAATTATCTTTTGTAGGCCTGATGTAAAAGATGCCCTTACCATCACACAGAAAATAATCCCAGATGGAATCCAGGCGAATATCAATTTGATTATATTTAACAACACGCTCAACAAAATCTTTGCGTTGAGCACCAAAATTGTCCTGACCAGGAAAAAACTCAACCCCTTGGCGAATGCCAAAAAGTTTCATCTGAGCAAGGTGGGACGCAACGATACCGGTGTCGACAGTTGTCGAACCGTCTTTATCCAGGTAGGAATTAATGATTTCCTGGAGCCTTACCTTTGCATCCGTGGCCATTAACTATTTTCCTTTTTATTTACTTCAATCTTAGCAGCTTTCTTCTGTTGTTTCTTGTGCCAAAGCCAACGATCAAAATAAGCAAGCTCAGCAGGCGTAAAAAGCTCTGGATGCTTTAACGCCTCTTTTGCAAGCTTAGTTTTTTTCATTAGACACCACGGATAACAAGAGGACTGGAGCCGGGGAGTAAAGGATTATTTTGAACGGGTACAGGGCGCCGACGACCATATACGCCTTCAATAGACTGCTTGTTTTCACCAGGCAAAACAGGTTGCCCACCAGGGCCTGCACCTGGGATTACAAACTCAGCACCAAAAGGATTACCCGCCACACCGGAGCGCGGATCGTGAAGGATAAAACGATCTCTATCTTGTTCTAATTGAAAAGGAGTATAACCAGGCAGCTGTTGATAATCAGATCTTGGCTGTACATTCAACTGGCTTGGATCAAAGCGAGCAGGTTGTACATTCATGCCACCACCGTAATACGGCATGGGAGCAAGCTCATAAGGTTCGCCACGATAAACCAGATCGTTAAACGCACCAGCGTTGCCGAGATATCCGCCGTAAAAACCTTGTGCCATGTATCTTTATTAGTTGCTTCTATTCTAATCTTCTAAAACTTCATATCCTTCCGGATCATTAACTTTGGTAAGAACAACGCCTTCACCACGGAGATCCCAATTGAGCAGATCACCTTCTTGCCAGCCCATCTCTTCCATCAGCTCATCGGGAAACGTGATAATACAATCACCCGATTCGTCTTCTTCCACCTCGATGATGTAGGTCATTTTGTCAAAAGCTTTTCCATAAGCTTATCAAGCTTATTATTGATTTCGCGAAAATTATCATGCATTTCTTGGATTTCCCTTAAAAAATCAACCTTCAAGACATAGTCCAGAGGCATGCGATTAATTTGATCTTCCAAGATATCAATCCTTCTTTTTTGAGAATTTGTGTAGTTAAAGGCCTGTTGAATATCTTGAGCATGTCTGCCAAGAATCTTATTGGCGACCCATGTTCCTGCGCTAACGGCCGAAACAATCGCTGTCAACCCTAACGCAAGGTACTCCGGACCCACTTGCTTTTAAAATCTTTTTTACTATTTTAGGGTTAGTAATCAAGATGAAGTTTTCCTTTTCGAGCAAGACCGGTTACCAGCCAAACCAATGCATCAACACAGTCGTCGTGACCACTAACACCAAAGTTTGTTAGCTCATCAAACACGTGCGTGAAGTTTCGGAAACGATTGAAAATAATCTTGCGTTCTTCAAAGAGGCCTACAATACCCCGGAAGCGGGCCAGCTTATCTGCACGGAAACCTTTAACCGGATGCCAGATTAAATTGTCCAGTCCTTCACCGTTAATACAAACACGTTTAAAGTCTGCCTCCAGGGATGCCTGGTACTGGACAGCTTCTGACCAAATATCACATGTTGAATACGTTGGAAAATAATTATCATTGGCATCTCTGCCAATAATTGACCAATCGTTTAGAAGTTCTTTTAACGCATCTAGTTTCTCCAGATTACCCATGACGCGTAAGCGGCGGTAATCAATGATATGAATACGATCGTCAATACGGCCACCAAGAATCATGACTGTGTAGTCATTTTTTTCTTTGGTACCTGCAGAAAGATCCACCCCGATACCGAGCGTATCAAACTCTGTTGCGATTTCAGCCTTAACAATTAACTCTGGTGCCAGAGACAGTTCGTTCTGTCTGACAACCTGATTCATGTACTGGAAAGAAAAAGCAATCGGTGCTTGCCGTTTCTTTTCTTTCAGGTAATCCAGTGACCACATCTCTGGCCAATATGATTCTTCGTCGCCTGTTTTAATATCTGTTTGAATGGCTGATAGAACAATCTGCGTCCAGTTATTTTGCTCGTTGAATGTTGTCGCATGAATGTCATCATGTCGGAAGCGGGTTCCAAGACAAATGGCCCTGCCTCCTTCAAACATGGTGGGAGCAATCACCGCGTTCCAGTTATCCTGCATGGTTTTACGGATATCTGGGTTTGAGATGTCCGCAGCAGATTTGATGGCGTCATCAATCATCACAAGATGAGAACGCTTGGAGGTCACGGAACCCTTGAGACCTGCAGCGCAGAGGGTGAATTGTTCGTCACCTGTTACGTCAATGCCAGCAAATTTATGGTCAATGGACCAGTACTCATTACTGGTTACGTTTTTAAGAAGGCGTACTGTGGGGAAAACTTCTTGATAACGTTTGCTTTCAATAATACGTTTAATGGTTGCCGACTTGGATCGTGCAATATCAACCGTATATGAAAGATAAAGAATCTGCAGAGGTAATTTGGCTTGTGTATGAATGCCAATTGCCCAGGCAGTCAATAAACCAAGAACAGTAGATTTAGCTGATCCCCGTGGTGCCAGCAGATCAATATTGGGGCCAGCAATTTTAATTAGACAGCTGCTATCTTCGTCCGTAACAAAGTGACGATGCCAATCTTGATGATGTTTTGCAGGGGGTTTATCAGCTACATACTCACAGAAAAATCCAAAATCTTGACGAGCGCGTTCGATCTCGTCATTGTTTTTGGCGGGCTTAACTTGATAATTTTTAGAGGCGGCACGTGCATTCCGCCTGTAAGCAAGGTGTAGGTAAGAAGGCACAGGCCGAAGTAATCAGTAACTGAATACTAGCCTATTCTTCTGTCTCTTCTGTTTTTTTAGTTGATTTGTACTTACGTGCTTTATCTAAAGCAGCCTTACGCTTTTCTTTATCACTCATCTCAGAACCATCTGCGTTCTTGGCTTCCTTTTTGCGGAAGTGTTCAAGAAGCTGAGGAGGCATTTTGCCTTTTGCCATGACAGTTGTTTTTCTTTATTTTAACTTATTTTTATTCTTCTAATTGCATACGAGCCCAGACACTCATTGTTGCTTCATGTAGTGGGGCTTCGATGGGATCATCTTTGAAGATGAACATCAACTCACGAATGGCGCGATCTGCTCCAGCCATTAGAAGGCCCTTACGATCTTTGCCGGATGTATATTGTTCAACTTGATTGATGGTTCCACGTAATTCTTTTTGCATGGCAGCAATACGCGCCACGCCAGAATCACGTTTCACGGCAAGGTTCTCAATGTCATCCCTAAGACGACGAATATCCTCTCGCATCTGCTCAATCTCATCTAAGAGCATTTTGCGGTGGTCTGGCTTTGGATACCGTTCTTCTATCCAGGTTTCACAGGAAGGGATGCTTCCTACATAACCAAGGAATCTGGCATAAAGGAACGTCTCAATGACAGAGTAATTTTCTTTAGCAAAAGAATGGAAGGATTCCTGGACGCTTTTATCCAGGGAATCCAACCACTCTTGAAAACATTCAGAAGAAGTCAAAGCAGAGCTTTGCCTTTTAGTTGAAAATTTTAGCATCAGAAACGATATGCACCTGCTGCTTTCAAATAATCTCGGCTGCGATCACGCTCAGAGAATTCCTGAAGCTGCTGCTTTTGTTCTTCTTGAGAAGTCTGGAGTTTCTGCAGAAGGTCGGTAAACAGTTTCGGATCAAAAGCAGTTGATGCGTTTTGTTGTTGCAGATAACCTGCCAAATCAAACGAAGGTTCTGGAGGAGCCGGAGGCTCCTGACCACCTTGTTCCTTAAGTGCCTTCATTTCTTCTGTCAAACTCTCAAAGAGTGTCTTGAGTTCGTCCAGCTGTGTCGGCTCTGTTGCCACCTCTGTTGTTGTGGTAGTTTTAGGAGGGGCAGCTTCAGGCGTTTCAATGGCAGGAGTCTTGGTTTTGTTTTTGCGAACAAAGTCACGAACGCGCTGCAATTCTTTCTTGCTGTCGATTTTTCCAAAACCTAAAGTCTTGGCTGCATCTAAGTAAGCAGGATTTTTATTTGCATCTCTTAAATTTTTATTTAAACCGTCTTTACCTGCTTTGCCTATTGGGAGGCCAATACCCGGTAAAGTTTTTGGTGTTTTGTTTTGTTTTGATTGAGTTGAAGCCGCTTGCTTAGCCTTGCCTGGTTTTGTTCCTTGCAGAACATTCAGGATGGATTTATAAGTTTTAGGGTTTGTTACGGAAGCTTTGGCCGGGGCAGCTCCAGGGATGGTGTTCCTGGCAGTTCCCGTCGCAGCCGGAGAGCTTGCTTTTGCTGCTGGAGCACTTGCACGTGCTGCGGGGGCTGAAGCCTTGGCACCACCTCCTGCCTTAGCGCCACCTCCTCCCTTGGCACCGCCGCCTCCCTTGGCACCACCACCGCCTTTTCCGCCGCCGCCTTTAGCCATGTCTCTTAGGGATTATGGGTCAATAAGAAGATTGGGTATCGGGTACGTTTTTAAGTTGTTCCCGAGATTTTTTTAGTTGCTCCAGGAGAACTTTAAAGTTCTGCGGATCAAAGGGTGCATTGATGGGAGACCCTGGTTTAACAAAAGAAGAAACGGTTTCTTCCATCTTTAGCAATGGTTTAATTATAACAGTTTAGATATCAAGTAAATGCGTAGCCGATCAAGCCATATAACGCATTTGCTTGCTGCGTTTGTGCAAGATCTTTTGATGTTTTAGCAGAGATTAAAGCTTGCTCACGCGCAGACTTGGCTTGGATCTTATAAGGATCAATCTGAGTGGCGTACTCCATCTCAGCAATTGTAGAACCCTGTGCGCTATCTGGGCTTAACCCTGATAAGAAATCTTTGATGGAGGAAACAGGGTAACCGAAAGGTGACGTAGAAGATTGTTCGCCAGTCTGAGTAACTGTAGGAGTGGTCTTAACGTATTTACCGGTGGCTGGATCAGCTTTGTAGCGACCAGATTCGCCAAGAAAACGAGAGACTTGGCCAGATAGCTGCTTACCTAAAAATGTTTGAGCAAGGTAATCTTGTACGTCTTCTTTTGAATAACCTTGACTGGCGGCTTTTTTAACAGCTTCTGAACTGATGGGGCGACCATAATACCCATCAAACTCAGCAAAACCTGCTTTTTCAAACGCAGATTTTACTTTGCCTGTTAAAGCAGAAACAGGAACTGCGCCAGAAACTCGGTTTAAGTATTTTTCAAAGCTTTCCCCTTTTTTACCTTTTGTTGCTTTACGAAATTCTTTGTTGCTTATTACATCGTTGGGGCCACGATAACCAACGGATTTACCAATCTTGGCTTGTTTTGCAGAAGAAGGTTTTGCACCTGTTCTAAAAAGTTGTTCTAAACTCATTGCTGTCTACCGTGCTACTTATAAGTATAAGATTAGAAAACAAAGATCAGTAATTTAAAGCCGAGGATGGGGTGCTCCGGTTAAAGCGGAATGTACCGGTCATTGCACCATCAGCTGTGCGATAAGGCATCCCGTACTTGCCGCCATAAGGAAGATTGGCCATGAATGCAAGAGGATTAGAACGAATATATTCTGGGGAACTCATCAAAGCAGTGCCAAGGAATTCAGAGAATGCTTCAGGCGTTGCTGCTTTACCAACAGCTTGAGCTGCTTTTTCGTATCCTTGTAATTGACTTTCGCTTAATTGGCCCAGGCCAAGTTGTTGCGCAGCAAATTGAGTGAAAGGACGATAGCTTTGTACGGTGCTGGTCGGAGTAATGCCACGGGTTGTTGAAGCAATCTGCCCTGCCACCTTAAATGTCTCAGGCAGTTTGTAAGCAAGTCCAAAATCTTCAAAACGAGAAGATGCTTCTTGAGGACTTAAGCGACCAGCCCCGACTTGATCCGTCAGATATTGAGCGTAATCTCCTGCCTGGCTAAAAATATTTTCTTCCCCTTTGCGTATATCAAATAAAGCACTTAAACCAGTCTCGCTAAGACGCTTAATCTGTTCCTGGGAAGATGTGCCACCAGATTTAATTTCCCCGGTAGGGAAACCAAACTGATCTAAACGTGGCCTTCCATAAAATTCGGAAGTGCCGCCAGATTTATCTTTAGCGTCTTTTTCTTGAAAGTAGGAAGAAAGTCCAGGTGCCGCTGGCATTTGGGACTTACTGCCGGAAGTGGGAAAATATGACTTAACAGGTGCTGGCATTTTTTTTACTCAATAATTATTATTTTAACTGAGTAAATTAAAAAAGATTTAACGGCGACACATAACCAGGCATTGCTGAAGATAGTTGTGCAGCATAATCTTGGACACGATCAAAGCGAGAAAGACCTCGATTGATTGCCATGGCTGGGTTATAGGCCTGGAATTCAGCTTCTTGCTGTGCTTGCTTGAACGCATTCAAACGATTTGCGGCGCCACCGGCACCAGTGTTATAACGCTGCGTAAGGTAATCAAAACCAAAGCCAGCCCATTCTTTGGCAAGCTCGCGACGGGTCGCTTCTTTTGAAGCTTGTTTGGTTGCTTCTGCAGCTTTTTCAGCAGCTTGTTCAGTCGCACTGGCAGCTTTTGACGCACCAAAGATAGAACCAGCTGCAGAAATACCGGCTGCCGCAAGTGGAATAAGTGGGAAAGCCATGGAAGAACTAGAAGCTGATGTAGTGGTAAAAGGGTTTTTTGATAAAGAATCAGCTACACCAGAAAACTGACCTGCTGTATCTATACCAAAACCGCCATCAAAGGGACCTGCCATGACTCAATTATAAAGGTAAAGAATCAACCAAACGTCACACTACGACGCACAGGGTTGAACGGAGTGGCACGATAAATATCGGCAATCTGTCCAGGAATGGAGGCCAGAATTTGTTGACGTTGTGGGTTGTAGATCATGGTTGCAACTGATTCGGCGGTCTTGGGAATCAGGTTGACCAGATCACGCTTCATTTGCATATCAAAAGCTTGCTTGGCTTCTTCGCCACGAAACTCTTTATATACATTCATGAGTTCACGTAAACGATCGGGGTCGTTATACATGTCCTCTTTGCGTTGCATTTCAGTAACAAGCCAAGGAAGAATCTGTTTATCCGGATCGTAGGGGTTATCAGAACGTTCCTGTTGCTGCTGAAGCATTGAACCAAACACGCTTCCGTCCATACCGGAAGAACCTGGTTCATTACCAGCAAGATTGGTAAACGGTAAGGAGAAAGGTGCCATTGTTATTTATTTCAACCGATAGAGATGTTTGGTGAACCTAATGCAACAACATAAGGATTGGTTGCAAGCGCTTGACGCATGGTAGCGCCACGCTCACGTTGTGCACCAAGAGCAAGGTTGGATTGAGCGCCGACCATCATCTGTTGCAGATAAGCATTGTTCTGGGTATTGATCAATGCTTGTGCACGAGTCAGCTGATCGTTTGCAAGTTTGGTGGTGATGGGAATCATCGCCCGCTGCATGTCGATCTCTTGCTGATTCTGGAACTGCGTCAAATCTTTAATGTTTGACGTAGTCATGCCCATCATGGTGCCGTAATACTCAAGCTGACGCTTTTGGTTACGGTTATCAAAATCTTGTTGGGCAGCAGCATCATTAAGATTGATGCGTCCCAGGGGAGTTTCAATGAAACGAGGAGGCTGTGCAACTTCCGTACCGGCTTTACCAGTAGGAGGTTTACCGGTGTAGGCAGAGACTGCAGCTTCTGCTGCACCGCCGCCAAGCATGCCGCCCAGAGCAGAGCCGGCAAGACCGCCGATTACCGTACCAACGCCAGGAAGCAGGGCAGTACCTAATGCAGCACCAGCAGCACCACCTGCTGCGGAACCAACCAGGCCACCTGCTGCTTCAGCTGGACGACCTTCCATCAGGGAAGGGATTGCCATCAGCGCACCACCAGCCAAGCCACCGCGCAGGCCAGCACGCATTGGTTTATTACGGATATACTCTCCAGCGCCTTTAGCTTTTTCCTGCACAGACTCAAGAGCAGTGCCGGTACCAGCCTGAAGATTTGCCATGAAATCTTGCAAACCTTGTTGAGCCCGTGCACGGCGGCTCTGAGATGGAGCAGTGCCACCAACCTCCATTACTTCACCGGAGACTGGATCCCCCATGTAAGTCTTACCGGTGGATGGATCCGTAAAAATGCGAGCCATCTATTTGATTATTTCTTATATCTTAAATTTTATCAGTACTCATTTCGTATTCAGCAACTGTTGGTAATTTAGGACGATTACCAGCAGCAATTGCTTCGTTAACAACGTTGCCGGTGGTTACGCCAAGCACAGATCCAACTGCGCCACCAATTGCCCCACGAATCGCACGTGTTTTAGGAGTACCTCCACCGGCAGCGGCAATCTTCGCGCCAGCTGTACCAGCAGCAAAACCTCCGACCATCGGAAGACTTACAGGGAAACCAAGCATTCGAACTTCTGGATGACCCTGAAGATTCTCCATAGTTCCTTTGACGATACCAAGACCAAGAAGGCCTTTTTCGTTATATAAGAAATTAAGGTAGTTACCATAGCGCTCAGGCGTTAAATCGGGAATCTCTTCTTTTGCAGTGGCATACTTTAAGGGGTCGCCAGTACGGCCAAGGAAGAAGCGTTCAAATAATTCCTGCACTGGTTGCGCAGTTTGTCGACGATCCTCTGCACCTTTTGGAGAATAGGTCTGAGCGTAACCTTCGGGACGAAACTGCTCTTCTGGATTAGTAATGTCATAGGTACCAGCGGCAGCAACGGCTGGTATGGCAATGGCAAGACCAGCTGCAGCACGGCCGGTAGGTGTGTCGATTTCTTTGACGCCTACTTCAGCGGCACGTTGAGCGATAGCAAGAGGATGGTTCCAACGCCACCAGTAGGTTCGCGTGCCGTCGTTACCAACGTCAATCAACATACGTGAGGTATAAGCACCAAGAAACTGACCAGGGGTTTCACGCGCTGAAATACCTTTTGCTTTGATAGCTTCTTTAAAACGCGGATCTAAAACACTTTCACCATATCCAAGTCCCTCACGGACCATACGGATCTGGGCGATGTCTGCTTTTTTAAAACCACGTTTATATTCTTTTAAAAAATTAAGAGGATTCATTAGCTTGCTCCTCCAGCCATAACAAGCTGATCAATGTAACCAGGGGGCAGATTGGGAAGCATCTTGGTTACTTGCTGACGGTAGTCATCAAGGAATGTTTGCTCAATACCTTGTGCCTGGAATTGTGTGCCAGGGGCAACAGCTTGTGGTACCTGCAGATTATTGATGCCCTGACGTTGCATCATCTGTTGCATGATCTGTTGTTCCTGCGAAACCTGCGTGGGTTCCACCATCGAAGGAGCAATCAACCTACCTGCAACAGCTTCCGTTACAAAAGGAGAGACTAAGGAACCGCCAAGATTGGCCGCAGTCTCCAGGCGGGAAGGGACAAGTTCTTCTTCAAACTTGCCTGGTGCCACCTCAACGCGACGTGACTTGGGTGGGCGTAGTTTACGTGCTGCTGCAGTCAGTGGTAATGCTGTCGCAATATCCCCGAGACCATAAGCCAGGCCCATGCCAGGGCCGCCGGCCATTGCTCCAAACCCTGCAGATAACGCACTGCCCGCTGCAACGTTGCCTACAAGATCTTTATTGCGTTTAGCAAAGCTAAGGGCGCGAGCAAACGGGTTCATATCAATACTCTTTTCTTTATTTTAATTTGAGTAACTCAAGAAATTTGCGTTCCGCTCTGCACTGTTTCATCTACAGCTGCAGGCAGTTCAGGAATCACCGGAGTGCCACCTTGCTGAACCATGGAACGTAAATAACCAAATGGATCCATATTGTCCTGACGAGGGAATGGATTTTTAGTTTTATCTTTAGGATCAATGATTGGACTTAAATTATAAAGTTCGTTCCAGGATGGATTGAAGTCTGGTTGCTGCTCTGGGAAGTTAGGTGTTTTGGGGCGTCCAATGAAAGGATCGTATTCAAAATCTGGAGAGAACCGTCCGAGATCAGGGAACTGAACGTAAGGTTCAGCGTTAGGGTCTTCGGAAACAAAGTTGAGTTTATTGCGTGTTAAGCGTTTGTTTGCTACAGCACGCAGCAATTCCGCCTGACCCATGCGAGATGGTATCCAGGGTGTCTCGGCGGATTGTGGTTTGACTGCATACTGATCGACTAATTTACTTTTACTTTGGGAGTTGTCCGCAAAGTTAATGTAAATATTAGGTGTAGTCTTGGGGCGATCTAGTTTCATTCAGCTTTTTTCTTCTTATGTAAACCTACAAGAGTTTTACGAAGATTAGCTTGCTTCACAGTTTTTTCATCGTATTTATCTGGATTTGATAAAACGTTTTCTTGAAGCTGGGCTGGCGTGATGCCACGGGATTTAGCTTTAGCTGTGAAGGCACCTTCCTTCATCTCCATCCCTTGGATCCATTTTTTATCTTTCTTCTTTTCAGCCATGATCAAATACCAATGCCAAACTGTTTAAGAACTGATTGGGGATCGCGTCCCTCAATTGTAGCTCGACGTAATGCTTCGCTTACTTCCAGGGAGCGGCGTTTTTGTTCTGGTGTCGATTTTATTGCCGTTTCAAATTCTGGGTAGCTACCACGGCGTAATGTCATCTTAGTTTCTTCGCGTTGTAAAGCAGTTGGACGAAGTTCAACATCAGCAATTGGAAAATCACGTGGCTCTACGCCATAAATACCAATGGAAGAACCAGTTTGAGATTCAGGGTCATACATTGCATAAGTACGGCCGCCACCCGTTTTTTGTTCTTCTAATTGAACGGCGGGACGACCGGTACGAATCTCAAGAGTTTCAGCAATGGGCTCGCCTGTAGCAGGGTTTATTTCAAAGAAGGGACGAATACCTTCTTGTTTTTGTAGTGGTTTGTACTGTGTGCCAAGTGCTTCCAGGGAACTCATCCGATCGCGAACATAAGCGCGTTCTGCAAGCGCATCACCTAAATCAACATCAATAGATTCTGGGTTAAGCGATTGCTTTTCATATAACATCTTATTGAGCAACTTGGTATAATAACCACCTTGCTCAGGTTCATCCGCTGCAGCAAACCTTAACTGTGGTTCAAGCTGGTCAATTTCTTCCAGGCGGTTAGCAATTGCTTGTTTTTGTTCTCCAAGCGCGGAGATGCGGTTGGTTAAATTAATATCTTCTTCAATTAAATCGCCAACAAACTCACCTTGGCCAGTAGGTTGATAGAACTTACGGGTTGGAATAGTTTCTTCCAAGAGTTCTGTTTGAACGCGTGGTTGAACAACCAATGGGGATGACGGTGTTGCAGATAGGCGACTTAATACGGCTGGATCACCTGTGGATGCATACAGCTCAACAGCTTCTGCAATGGATGGATCCATGCCCATGACACGTTCCCGGCGGTAACGCCCTGGGATAGTGGCACCTAATTCTTCAAACTTCGTCTGAAGGAAAGATTGTGCCTGCTCACGAGGGCTAACAGCAGCAGCAGGAAGGAGGGGAATAGTTTGCTGCTGGTTAACTGCATCGGGAGGAACGGTTGCTTCGCCCCAGGGGTCAGCAATGTTGAGCTTTTTGATAACACGACCGGTCAGTTGATCTTCTCCAGATTCAACTGCGTTAATGAATTGATCCGCTGCAGCGGGTGCCTGGATTTTTTGCAGATCAGTCAATGATGTTGATGTTGTCCCAAGGCGTTCAGCTGCACTAAGAAGATCTTGTTGAGCAGCGATGCGACGTGCAGCCTGCACTTCAGGAGATGGTGGATATTTCTTTTCGAATGCAGCAAGTGCGGCAGAGCGATAACCAGGCTCTGGTTGACGTTCCCGATAACCAACCCCATACACGCGAGAGGCGGCAGCAGGGAAATTTAACTCCTCTGCAGTGGGTTCAGGCAGTTTAGAAACTAACTGACGCTTATATTGCTCAAATGCTTCCTCCTCTGTCGGCATTACACTGCGACCAGCAACCTTCGATGGCGCAGGTGGTGGTGTAGAAGGTGCAGGTTCTGCAGCCACACGGCGAACAGCCTGCTCCATGTCCGCAAGATTGGCTTGGCGTACACCAGCGGTTGCAGATTTGGCTGGACCTTTCGGGATTTGTTGCCGCCGACTCAGTAATGCCTTCGCACCAAACCCCGCACCAGCCAATGCACCTAAGCCAAGTGCTGCTGCACCCAGGGCTGCAAGAGGATTTGAGCTTTCTTGCTGTGGTTTAAGTTGATTACGGCGAAATTCAAGCACTTCAGGCGCCATTTCCGCCCGTTCTTCCGGACTTTCGGGCACCGGAGCCCCTGTTGCACGGCTATAGGCGTAAAAATCAGCAGGAGACAGCGCCATATCCTTTAATTACTGAAAAATATTCCTTTTATTCTTTGTATTCTACCTTTTGTCGTTTAAAAAGAGTAAATGTCTTGTAAACTAAAGAGATATAAAACGTCAATGCGTTTATCAAGGTAAATGGACGCCGAACTCCGAGGAAACCGCGACGCAGTAGAAGGTGCAATTGAGGAAAGCGCACGTAAAATGCTGGCGAACGGTTCGAATCCTTTCGAAGTACAAAACTATCGGACGGAAAAGCGCCAGGAATTAGCTCGTGCTATACCTGATACACAGAAATATGCGCAGGCAACCAACCTTGCTGCACAATTTATTCAAAAGAAAGCAGCATAGTACATAACAAAACACATAAAACGTAAGCGCCGAGGGTAATACCTCGGCTTTTTTGTCTGAATTTTTGGGCTAACTAGGGAAAATCGGTACAAAATTAGGGTTTTAGCATTTTATTGGCTTTTTTGTTTAAAAGAATGGCCCCATAGCATCCAAATAGGGTATAAAATTACCTGACGCTTCTCCCACCGCCCAACCGGCAGAGTTGCTGGAGAGAAAAAAGAAAGCGTGGGGTAGATTACCAAGGGTAAGCGAGAGTAACCTAATGAGTTTTTAATAGTGTGAATATAGAAGACGACGAATGTGGGCTGTAATCACACGAAACACCCACGAAACGTCGCTTAGTATACTATTAACTACGGTAATTAGGTAGGAAATCCACGCGTTCTTAGTCTGCATATAAGACAGTGTGTATCTAACTGGATGATCGGGGGCTGCGCATCCGAACCACGCAGACGTTCCACAGCAACTCAGCCATGCTTTTCTACGTCACAACGTCAGATGTTTACTGCGACGACTTCGCACCTGAATACACCACCAAATTCTTCAGAACACGTGAGGCTCTTGAGGCTTACGTTGTGACTCTTGAAGATGATGAGGTGCATTCAATGGGCGAATTAACTGAGCAGCAGCAGGAGCATTACTCCCAGCTGATTCCATTCTGAGTACCAGGCGTGATGCCGGGGGATCGAATCCCCCACTCAGCATTGCCACACTCACGTGGCATCCACTCAACGCAACATGATTCGCCAGCGATTGTCCCAGCTCCTTGCTGTCGCCGCAGTCAAGGTAGCTCAAGACCAAACTCCTGAGAAGATCAAAGCTCAGCTCAATGTGCGTCGTGAAGCATTGGCCGTCGAGGTCAATGGTTACCGCAACGCACTGGCCAACCTCATCGCAGCTAAATGACCATGCAAGAAGCTATTAAGTCTCCAGTGATGATTTACGAGCCAGAACGTCCACGGGGCTATCGAGTCACGTGGTATGGCGGTGAATCAACCTATCTGCATTTCGAACGTTACCGTTATCCTCAAGATGATTGGTATGAAGAGAGTGTACAGTCTCTGTGCATGAACTTCCCAACAGGCGTCAAGGAACTGTATCAAGCCATGCTTGAGTTTTATGACGCCTCAATCCTTGAGGAGATGGAGAAGTTCGCACGCAGAACATAAGATTCTTGCTCTAAGGGGCTACGGCCCTTTACTGCAGGACTCAACTCCTGCTTCGTTCAACTCAACTCAAGTCAAATGTCTGACTACAAGAAGCTGCCTGACTTCCAGCAAACCGTACTGCACGGACGTATTGCTCACATGGAGGTGGCTGAGTACCAGGATCGCAAGTTCCTTGCTGTATCCCTGGTGCACACCATCTCCGAAACAGCAGATCTCCGTATCAAGTTCACCAACAGCAACGGGTTGCTTACGGCATACAACAATGGCACTCTTGTCGTAGGGCAAGAGCTGACCATCAGCGGTACCATCAGAGGCATTCGTGCCTTCTACATGAAGGAAGATGTCCTGACTCCGCTCAAGATGCCGGAAGTGCAATTCCGTTGCATGAGTTATGCCTTTGGTTCCAAGCCTCAGCCCAAGGCAGAGGTCACACCAATGGCAGAACCTACGCTGGAAGAGATTCCCTTCTGACTGATCCCTGCACTTAACCCTTCCTTCCTGATACGAATTCGTATCGGACGGTGGGTTTTCTGCAGGCATCTCGCCTGCTAGTCCACATTCCAACTCACATGACTCAACATGAAACACACAACACGTCTTGGACCCAACCGTTACATCAGACTTGATTCTTACGGTGAGTCCCGTCAAAATCGCCGTACCAACTTCCTTTGCACACTCTTCATCATTGCCATCGTGGCAATCACAGGTGGCGCAATGGTCGGCGTTGACATCACTGATCCAAACCTCTATCTCAACCAACAGAACAATGGGAATACACGTAGCCCTGGTCGCTGATCAAAGCGGTCGTTACGCCCATGTCTGGGGCACTGCACGGACCTTCAATCAATTCCACGAGCAACTCGAAGACATTGGCTGCGAGGTGATCGAGGATCAATCGAATGAATGGGACGGCTGCACCAGAGATGAAATTGCTGAGGACTGCCTGTCAGTGCATCAGCTGCTCAACGACTCGGACTTCATCCCGCACGACTGACTACATCTGGTGTCCCGCAGACAGACCACGCTACGGCTGGTACTTGCATCCATGTATGTACCAGCTATTCTCTACCTGCATCCACTGCACTCATCTCAACCAAAGACATGGAAGCTCTTAGCCAACTCGATGTCACTGCACCAGATCATGTCTCTGTCATTACCAGGGACGGCAAGGTGACGATCTCGGTGCTGAAGGATGGAACCTCAGTCACTCTGGGATTTCCTATCCGAACACCGTGGAATGAGTCAACTCCCCGTCCCCCTCTGCAGCAGACATCACCACAGGCTCAAGGCCGTGGGATGACCAAGGAAGAAGGCCTTGCTTATCTGCAGAAGCTCGCAGATCAAGATCGTGCAAAGGCTACGACAACCACACGGATCAAACCTGTGGGTGCTCCTGGTACTACACATACGCGTTATCGCGGTCCTGTACCAAAGCTCACACCCATTCATGTACGTGAGATCAAACAACTCATCAACGATGAGAAGTACATGGGTGGATGGACAAGCAAAACTCAGGCGTACCAAGCCATTGGTCGCCGTTACAACGTGACAGGCTGCGCGATCAGTAATATCGCACGCGGTATTGCCTGGAGCGATATCAAAGTCTGACACGCACAACCTGGGCCTCCACTCTTGAGAACTCTTCTCAATAAGTGGTATAAGTCCCAGGACAAACACTCACTTCACTCAATTCAAACCATCACAAACATTGACATGCTCCAAGAAGATGCCATGTTCCCTTGGCTTGCCGATGGATCAATGGCAGATCTTGACAACAACTACAACGCAGACTTGCTCGATGCCATGGCTGATCAGTTCGAAGAACAAGAAGAAGCCATGCGTGAATCAGATCCACAAGAATGGGAGGGCTACGATGACGAATCGTAAGCACGAGGATGACATCTTCATCCACATTCTTGTCATCATTTCAATCCTCATTGAAACATTCATCGACGCAATCAAATGTCTTACATCTCTGAACTCCAAAAGTTCTACCCCAAAACCTACAAAGCTCGTCTCGCCATCCAGCGATACGACACCCACATCGAATGGGAACATGAAGTCCCAACGACTGTCACCGTCCACGAAACCACGCTCAACTACGGCGGTCCAGAAGAAGGTGGTTGGTACTACCAAGCAGGACTCCCAGTCCTCACCCACTGCATCTTCTCCAAGAAGCAAGCGGTCCAAACCTTCATCCAATACTTCGACGAGTACGAGATCGCAGACCAGCCAAGCCTCGGGCTCTCGACGACGTACCACAACTACGAAGTCAACTTCGCCAACGGATACGCTACTGTCTATCCCGAATCTAGACCTCACTACTGCTAATGGAAACAGCCGAAGGCTGCAATCAAATCATGGAAGCAGCATCGAAAGAAGACGTGTTGACGATGCAGACAACACAATCATTGCCTCAGGTTCGAGGACTAACCATCAATCAACGCAACATTTATCTTTACTTCTTGGCACACAAGAAGAAGCATAAGAACACTCCGTGTTATGTACCACGGTGTTCAACACAAGTATCTCGGCTTGATCAATATCTCAACGCATTGGTCAAGCTGGAACAATACGGTTTGATGCGTGTAGACAGAACCAGTGATAACTACACTGGCTGGATCATGCTCGAACCAAAGAACTAATCCTCTACGTCATATAACACTTCCGTTATACAAGCAATAATCAAACCTGGGCATCACCGACGTAAGTACTGTGTGTAAGTCCCAGGGTTTAATCCAACCTCCACTCAATTCATCATGGATCAAAACGAGTATTACTACCTTGCAGAAGTTCACTCCATCTTGAAGAATGTGCTGGCTCGCGAGAGCAAGCGCCATGAGATGGACGAACATCTTGCACCACACGCCAAAGGTGTAGTCGAAGAGATCATCACCATGCTGGAGGAAGAACTCGACTATGACCCAACTCCAAATGAACCAGGTGAACCACCCATCACTGCTGCAGAAATGCACGCAGCTGCATGGAAGGAGCACCAGGCTATGCACTCATAAATCAACTGATATCTAGGTCAGCCCCCTGGACCCCCGGAGGGGAGTACCAGGGGGATACCTTTAGTTCTATAAGAAACTATTATCTATCAACCCTAAATCAATCCTTGACAACCCTGGTAGACTTCCATCACTAATCACCTACTCAACTCATGTCTAACAACAAACCAATCATCCCCAACTCCGTAGATCCTCAAAAGCTTCAGTTCATGCAACTGACTGCAAAGATGAAAGAATCTGCAGACAAATATGGCATGGGATTCATCGGGGGCTTTGTTGCCCCCGATGGAGAAGTCTTCTACATGTCAAATATGAATGATGAAGACACCCAGGCATTACTCCCTGATCAACTCAAATGAAACAAGTTATTTACAAGGAGATCATTAGTATTGATGGCAGGGAATATACAGTTAGCAACTGTGATTATTCCGAATCAATTTATGAACTAATCCATGACAATATCTTGGAAGATGATAACCAAGAAATTGTCAATCACATTGTTGATGACATTGTTAATTCACAATGACTAAACGATCCATCATCAGTTTTGATCGCACTATCCATGGTGTGAACATCACCGAACACGGTGTTAAATCACTGACTAAAGCAATCAAGCTTGGGCCATTCCAACTGACACTCAATGCCAATCCCAATGGCATCAAAGGATCAGTCAGTATCCCTGGCACTGGACTAAGTATTCCAAACATTAAATTAATCTAAAGAACTGGGCGTCTGTACTTGTTGTGCAAACAGCACAGAAGGAGGCAGTATAAGTCCCAGCTTCTGTCCACCTACTCAACTCAAACCATGTCACTTTATCTCGACGAACTCACTCTGTTTGATCGCATCAACCTCGCTGCCTGCGCCATGCGCAGAGCATCGGAGAACACACTTGACGGCGATCGATTTCATGGAGAGTACAACAGTGCTCGTGCATGGAACAAGTACAAGTGTGTCATCACCAAAACGTATTCCTACGTGGATGAAGACTAATGACTAATCACTGTTCAGTACTTGCCATCGAAGATGCTCAATTCACTGACACTCATGTCACAGTTACAGCTCTTGTTGACGAAATGCGCCTACTCTATCGGGCGACTCGCTTCGATCCTGAAGAGTGGGCTCCTGCATTGTGTACAGCAACTGTCGAACTGGATCCAGAGGAACCAATCCCTCTTGATGAAGATGGCTTCTGTACCTATCTTGATCACCTCGATCCTCAATGGCAACTCGTTGACATGAGTGACGACTAATCAACTCACTCTAAATTAAACCTACGTCCTGGACATGACGTTAAACTGTCCATTTACTTTAGCTATCAATCATGAAACACCTGCTTTCATTGCTTGCACTCAACTTCCTTGTTGTACTGCCAGCTAATGCACAATGGGCCATGACATGTACCAGGGACCCAAACTCATCTGTCAACCTACGCAACGGTCCATCCAAGAACAACACCATCATCGCCTCCATTCCAAACAGTCAATACCTCCGCGCATTGGACTGGGTATGGGGCGGTGATCAAGTCCGTTGGTACCGTGTCGAATACAACGGTCTTGTTGGTTGGATGCGTTCTGATTACCTCTGCCGATGACAAAGAAGATCATTCTTGGTATCGCTGTCTTCATTGGTTTCATCATTGCTTGCGCTGGTGTAGCAACTATGCAAATGGTCATGGGTTCTTTGATACCCAATAACCAGCCTGATCCAGACGGCAAGCTTGAACCTGATCCTCAGGAGAAATCCAAACAGGAATGGGAAACCAAGCTCAAAGAAGACGGACAATCAGAGTCATCCACTAAACAGGAGCCAACACCACAACCAACGGAATCCACACCGCAACAAACACCACTTGTTGTTGAGCAGCCTGTTGCACCGCAACCAGTTCCTGCTCCGCCACCACCACGTGCCCTGACAACAGGTCCTGGTAACTTTGATGCACCTCCTGCATACTACGCACCGTCTGGCGCCACTGGCCCAGGCAATATGTAACTCATGAAACTCAGAATGATTGCACTCATCTCAGCCATTGTTGGCAGCAGTTCTGCTGTTGCAGTACATACTGTCAACAACATGATTGCTCATCACAATGAACAGCAAGATCACCTGCGTTCATTGATGTATGCACAACCACTGGAGCAAGGGCCTGGTGACATGGCTCTCGCCGTACCAGATGGGATGCTTCCCCTGGATGCAACACCCACTCCTGGTGCGCCTCCTGAGCCAGGCTCCGAGCGACCTGTCATTCAATTCAAGAACAACATCATCCTGCCAACGCCAAGCAAGCGGCCATCCGCAAAGCTGCTGCTGATTCGCACCAATGAAACCGTTAAGCAAACCAAGGATCCAATCTGGAAACTACAGTTGGTTGCCAACGGTCAAGTCCTGGACAGCATGCCTGCATTAACAGGACGTGCCTCGAAGCAAACAGCGAATCGCAACATTGCTGGCAACAAATCACCATTGCCTAAAGGCACATACTCCATCGATCGGTACGGCATTGCCCGTGCACCATTCGATGATCCAGAACTTGGTAAAGGATTCTGGGTACCAGTGATTCCTTTGTTCAACACCAATCGTTCAGCCCTTGGCTTCCACCAAGATCCAAGCTGGGGCAAACTCAATGGTGAGTCCGGTACCAGTGGATGCATTGGTCTGGAATCACCTGAGGCCACAGCAAAGCTGGTTGAATGGATCAAACATTACAACATTCAATTGTTAACAGTTGAATCGTAATGTCATCACGTCCTGAGCACGACGTTAAACTGCTCACCACTACGAACCAACTACGAACTCAACTCATGCATTTCCAACTTCCCTCTCATCTTCAACAAGAACTCCTGGCTTATGACCCAAAGCTCAAGGCTTTGGTGCGTGAGCAATCACCTAACAAGCCAACCAAGAAAGCAAAGTATCCACTCGGCAACATCCCGCATCTCATCCCACATAACGTGGTGCGTGAATCAGATCAGCAAGCTGCGATTGATCACATCAACCAGCAGCTAGCACCAAATCGTTACCGGATATTTACCACGCCTGTGGACGTAGCAACTCCTCAGGCCAGACTTAAAGTTATTGCCATCTTGTATCACTATGAACAAGTATGGTACGCAGCATGGCTGCCTCCGAAGAAAGAAGCTGATCAGTATGTGTATGGCCATGCCTACGCATTCAAGAACACATCAGCTGCTGCTAAAACTGCACCCCATCACATCTGGACCAGCAAAGACAAGTGCATCGAGCACGAAGGTGCTCGTGGTGTCCAGACCTTTATTTACTCAATGAACATCACCAAAGGTGATATTGAATCAAGTGAAGGCAGTGGCTGGCGTGCCTATCAGTGGCAAGCAGCTAACCTTCACTGCCAAAAGGGACGCGAGATCCTTGAGCATTGCGTCCGTCCATATGAAGCAAGCCTACGGGAAGACATGCCCACATGGTCTGACTCTCGTGGATTATTTGATCGTATTCGCTGCAAGAACATCTTTGATGCAGCTGATATGCCTCCGATGATGACTAAATGCCTGGATATAGAGCAAGGCTTAACTGTTGATAACTTACTTAATGCAGCAATTGAATTCAACAAGAACCCTAACTTTCCATCATCAACGTTTTGTGTACTGGAAAGAATCAGTCATATCATTTCCAAGCCAGCAATCAAGAAGCTGTTGCAAGCAGAGCTTGATCGTTGCACCCTTGCATACAATGACCCAAGTAATACTGAGCGCAAGCCAATTACTCAAGGCTTTAGAACATTTATTCATGTCATTGATTCCATTGATTGGATCAACAAAGTATGGCTTGACTGCCCACTTGATTACTACCAAACCTATTACAAAGAACTTCGTTATATCAGACTGAGTCAAGTACGTACAAGCAGCATCAGCACCAACTCAAATGCATTTGTTGGTTGGCTACGTCAGCACATGCCTGTTGCATCGTTGTTCACAATGCTGCGTAAATATCTTGAAACTTATACACTCAAAGGTATTGATTCAGAAGTTGGTTATCCACGCGTTGGATTCTATGAACTGAATGACACATTCTCCATGGCAATCCGCATCCTTGACCATGGCAATGAACTCACGCCACCCAAACGGTGGCGCATCAATGAGTTCCATGACTATGTGCAAGCCGAGTCCTGGAAGATTCAGAATCCCAACGAATCATTGCGTCAAGATCTATTCCCTGAACCCATCAGGGTTACACGCAATGGTGAGACCTGGTCATTCTTCCAGCCTGTTGATACACATCAGTTGGCTATGTGGGGTCAGGCCGTACGCAACTGCGTCGGCTCTGCATCACACTATGCCGATGACATCAAGAAGCGTAAACACTTCATCGTGCTATGCATGATTGATGGCAAGCCCACATTCACCATCCAGCTGGTGGTTGATATGGGTCTGATGTCAGTCAAGCAAATTGCTGGCGTTGCTAACCAGCGATTGACTGACGAGCAACGTGAAGCTTACACAGAAGCTTTCCGTGAGGTCTTGCAACAACGGGAGAAGCAGCTACAATCTGCCTGAGCCCGCACGGTTTACCAGCCTTAGCCTCGATACTAGGGCTGGTTTCAACTATGACCGACTACACCGATGATCAGCTACTCGCCATGGCTATGGCCAACATTGGCGAGTACATCACCGACAACTCACCTCAGTACATCTTGATTGAAGACGATCCTCGCAATGAGGATGACTACGACACATGGGAGTACGGCACTGAGCCGTTACCTCAAGACCACACTTGGCACTCCACATCGATTGATGTAGAGGTAAGTCCAAGTGAGGCCGACTAGCCCAACGGCAGAGGCAAGCATGAAACTCTATGGCCCATACACTCGCAAAGATGGCAGACAACATGTCATTCTTTACGAAAATGGCAAACGCAAAACAGTAAGCTATCCCAAGTATTTACTTGAGACAAAGCTTGGTCGATCCCTTTTGCCTCATGAAACCTGTGATCACATTGATGGCAATCCTTTAAACAATTCTTTAGATAACTTGCAACTGCTATCCAGAGCGGATAACATACGCAAGCACGCAGCTCTTTTACCTGCAGAGCTGGGAACTTTCACTTGTCCTATTTGTTTGTGTTCATTTACAAAACGAATGCATAACACTAGGCACAATCGAAAGCAAGGAAAACGTGGACCTTATTGTTCACGTTCATGTGCAGGTAAAGCTGGCCGACTAGCCCAATAGGAAGCAGGCAAGCGACTTAAAATCGCTCAAGTCCCGGTTCGAATCCGGGGTCGGCTACCAACCCAAACTCAATTCAAACCCATGCAATTCTTTGCTGCTTTCAAGTCCCTCATCCCTGAGTTCCATGCCTACTCAGATGAGGACAATCGCTACAATCTTGGTGCCACCTGGACTGCAGCCGATGGCCTGAAGGACTATCACAACCTGGAGCTACGGTACATCCGTAACTCAGAGCGTCTTGCTCTCCAGGGTGAGCCCTGTCCTGATGGCAGCTGGCGCTACGTCGAGCCCAATGGTGCTGTCCATACCATCAGTCCTGAACGTGCCAAGCACTTCATGGAGCAAACCCAAGCTCATGCCACACTCATGGTTGGCATGCTTGATAAGTTACGGGATGCTGGCATCCTGGATCAGATGGTGGACACCACGGCAGAACCTGCCTAAGATCACTGCGGAATGTTCGGCCCCTGCATGTGCGGGGGTCTTTTCTTCATGATCACTCCAGCTCAGTCAGAGATAGTTACAGATGTAACTGAACTCATTGCAGATTGCATCCCTGATTCCGAATGGGATCGGGTGCGTCAAGCAATTGTCGAACGCATTGTTGACAACATGCCATCACAAGTCATGATGCAACTAACTAACAGCGTTGACAACTTTGATTTTGCTGAGCTGGTACTCAACACTCACTACAAAGAAGCACCAAACCTTGAGTTGATTGTCGATGCATTCAAACTCATTGGTGCTGAACAAACTGCTGACCTGCTTGATTCACTAAACATTCAACAAGAGAATGGCATTCCAGAAGCCAATCCTTCCTGACTGTCCTCAATGCAATCAACCTGAACTCAAAGTTATTGAATCCAGGAAGACTGGTCTATCAACAAGACGCCGTAAGAAATGCGGTTGCTGTGGCTACAAGGTTACAACCCATGAAGTTACAGCAGACTTCTTTGAAGAAGCCAAGCGCAATCTTTATCTTGTTGAGCAGCTCCACAAACTCATGGCAAATCAACCACTCACATCCGGGGTGGTTCCACCCCCATCTGGGGTGAGTCCATCTGAGTTCAAAGCACTCAACAAATGCAGTGACTGCCAGCACAACAAAGATGGTTGTTACTGCGCTTTTGATTTCCCTGAGTACGACACTGCTGAGTCGTACGATTGCAATCACTTTCAACTCTGGAAATCCAAATGACACAACAACATCCCATCACCCCATCTCCCGAGCTAATACAGCAGTGGATTGATCAATCTTTACTTGCTATCAATTATGACCATTGTATTGCTATCCGGGCCGCCCAATGGGGCGCAGACCAAGAGCTGGAGGCTTGCTGTGAATGGATTGCTGATTGGTACGGACATGGATGCAATGAGGTAATTGACAATCTCCGCACCTCACGCCGCCCCAAGCAGCCGAGCTTGAAGGAGCAGGCGCTGAAAGAACTGGCATGGGTTGACGAGCATCTCGACATGCCGCTGCACAACCACTGCAACGCTATTCACGCAATCCGCCGCGCACTGGAGCAGCTCGATGACTAACTTCCAAGCACTTTGCGCTGAACTGGTGAAACAACTGGAAGGATGGCAGTGCTATGCGAGCCCGGATGGCCCCAACGCTAAGGTGCTGGACCGCGCCCGAGCCGCCCTATCCCAGCCCAAGCCGCCGAGTTTGAAGGAGCAGGCGCTAGAGGCGTTAGCTCACATTCTCAATAACAGCTCTACTCAACTTGGTGCAGACACCATCCGCCGCGCACTTGAACAACTCCCTGATTAATTCAATGACAACCAAACGCCAGTACGACTACACCATTGGTGATCGCGTAGCAGAGCGTCCCAAATCCCATGGTATCTTTGCTGTACGCAATGAAACCAAAGATCGTATTCAGCAGTACAGGTCCCAGCGCTATGGCACTGTTGTTGGTATTAATCTGAAACCAAACAAGTCAGGTGCTAAGCAGAAGTTCTTGCTGATCAGGTGGGATCATTTGCAGACTCCCACGGAACATGCACAGATGAGGATCTGTCCTGCTGATCAACTCCAGCGTTTACAATCTGAGGGTTATGGATTCGAAGTCGAATGAAAGTCGACAAGCCATGGGGTTGGTACAACACACTGACCCCAGAACAAACCTCATTGTTCCGTGGCTACCTCGTTAAAGAACTACACATCAACAAAGGCCATCGCCTTAGCCTTCAGCGCCATCAACACCGGTGTGAACACTGGATTGTTGTCAATGGCGAAGGATTGTTTGAGTGTGATGGCCGCACACAAATTGTTAATGAAGGTACTCACTTGTACATTCCAAAGCAATCAGTCCATCGCCTCACTGCAACAAACCAAGACATTCGCATTGTCGAAGTTCAATGCGGTGAAGTAATCTCTGAAGACGACATCGAACGTTTAGAAGATGATTATGAACGATCACAGAACTAGCATGATTCTTCAGTCTATTGTCTGGGGTTTAATCTTTGGAACATTCATTGTACTTTTCATCGCAATGATCTTTGATACGCCAGAAACAACTAGAGAGAAATTCAAAGTTGTTGACAACTACAAAGGTTGCGATGTTGTTCAGTACAATGATCCATCACAACGCTATCAGTACTTCTTGCACTGCTCATGAACGTTGACTTAACTTGGGTAACGCCCAATGCTGAAGAACTCATCGTTAAGATGGCACGGGTCTCAGCACCTAAGAACCAAGACAACATGGAGACAGCTCCAAAGTTGTTGCGTTACTTGATCAAGCACAAGCACTGGTCGCCATTTGAAATGGCAAACATGTGCGTAGAAATCGAGACGACGCGTGCAATCTCACCACAGATTCTTCGTCATCGTTCGTTTAGCTTCCAGGAATTTAGTCAGCGTTATGCAGACACAAATGAACTGGGCTCAGCTGTTATTCCGCATCTACGTAGACAAGATCAGAAGAACAGGCAAAACAGTATTGATGACTTATCTTCTGATCTTGTTGGTACTTATTATCGACGCATCAGTGAACTGTATGAGAACGCAGAACATCTGTATCGCGAGATGGTAAGCAATGGTATTGCCAAGGAATGTGCCCGTTCCATTCTGCCGCTATCGACACAGACCCGTCTCTTCATGAACGGTACACTTAGGTCTTATATACATTATTTACAAGTGCGAACTGACCCAAGTACTCAGCTTGAGCATCGACAAATTGCCTTGGAAATCAAAAAGATTTTTTGCCAACAGTTTCCAATTATTGGTGAGGCTGTATTTAGTGATCAATGATTAAGCATTGTCGTTATTGTGAGCAGGATAAACCTTCTGCTCACTTTTCTCCACACCCACATACAACTGATCGTTTAAGTAACAAATGCAAAGACTGTGTCAGTGTTTACAACAAACTTCGACATTCAAAAAGAACCAGAAAAGAACTGGATTTAATCAATGCAAAACGAAGAGCAAACAGAAACACATGGAAAACCGATAGGAAAAAACATTTCAAAAGAGCATATGGAATTACTGTTGAAGACTATGAGGTAATGCTGGTTAACCAAAATAGTGTTTGCAAGATTTGCAATAAACCATGCAAGTCAGGTAAAAGTTTAGCTGTTGATCATTGCCATGAAACCGGAAAGGTCCGAGGTTTACTGTGTGCAAAATGCAACACAAATCTTGGACGTATCGAAGCATACCTTCGTGATCCTAAACCATGGGATGATTATCTTAAATCCTACGAACCTTAACCATTACCACTAATCACCCATGCCCGTAACAACAATCAAACGCTGTCAATATGAATCCGAGTGGTGGTGGACAGTTGAAGACTGCGTTGCCGAGTACGACGTAGAGCCTGGCTCTGGCCTCACCATCAAGTATCACGACGACAATGATCAAGTGGGTGAGATAAAGCTAAGCCTTAGCAAGGAAGACGCTCTTCTCATTCGTGATGCAATCAATCAGCTTTATCCGCCCTCTTAGCCGCTTCTACTAATCACCTATGACACAACAACATCCCATCACCCCGTCTAACCTTTCACCACAAGCCTGGGTTGTATTAGAAGCAGCCTATCAAGCACCTGACGGTAGGAACGCCACTCGCCAATGCGTTGCCGCCGCCCTGCGAGCTGCTGCGAATGAATTGGGCTATCGCATCATCTACGACGACGGTGACACCGAGTACAGGATTGATGTCACTGATCTGCTAGCCATTGCCGCCGAGCTTGAAGCCCAGTAGTCACCTTCACTTCTATGTCTGACAAGAAATCAACCAAGAAAATCGAGCGTTACAAGCTCGAAGCAGCATTCGTCTCCCTGGCGGACTACGACGTAACCACCAAAGGCGACGACTTCATGGAAGTGTCCATGTGGCACAACGGTGAGGGCTTCGATGTCATCGTCAACAGCAATGGCGAACAACGCTTTTGCCTGACATGGGGGCAGTACAAGGCGCTCAAGACGCTCGTAAAAGAGCTGGACGGCTAAGCCCAGTAGTCACCTTCCCTAAATGAATCCACTACCTTGATCTCCGCTGCTCCAATGGAACTCAACTCGAGCACCAACAAATTGCCAGAGCAATCAGAAAAATCTTCTGTGAACAATTCCCAATCATTGGAGAAGCTGTGTTCTCAGCAGATTAATGACTTGATTGAAAAGTACGAGGAGCCCGAGCAAGCCCGTCAGTTTTTAATGAAGGCTGGCGTCATTGATGAAGACGGTAATCTAATGCCTCCATGCCAAAAGACCCCAGAGAAAACTCAGGGGCCATTGGATGAATGGAGATCAGAAGGTCGCGGCGCTTTGTTTTTTTAATTCAGTAACAGCATGCTTGGACTCCACATCCTTGCGCGTCTGCTTCTTCCGTTTGTCTACCAGGTAGACGATCAGTGCTTTGTTCATTTGATTTGACCTCCGGTGACAAAGGGAAAGTAGCAAACGTTACGGTAGGTCAGACAGAGCCAGGGACGGTGGGCTAAGTTCCACCAGGCTTTGTCTGCCTTGGCCTGATCCTCTTGGTTGTATTTGCAACCACGATACGTTAACGTCATGGGTTTTGTATCTATTGATACGGAAACTATATGACGATTGATGTATATGATGTCGTTCACCTGGTAACACAACTCAAAAGTTTAATGAAAGGTTTTGGTTCAACTCAACAACCAACAAAGTCAGCAGCGTATTGGATAGCTGCTTATGCCAAAGACAACGAAGATGAACCACTTGGTGTGGTTAAGAAAGTCTTGACCTATAAACCAGGACAGGACAAAGAACTCTTGATGATTCGTTACTGCAATTCAGTAATGAAAATCAACCGAAACATATGGGAGATGTTGGTCCACCAAGGACCAACTGAGATTCCAGACTCTGGTGACCAAATTGTTTTACGATTATCCAGGGAAAAGTTCAAGGGTTCTGCTCAAGTAAACTGACTAGCCATTACCACTAATCACCCATGACACAACAACATCCCATCACCCCACCGCAGGAGCTGATTGAACAATGGGTGGACGAGTACATACATACCAAGCCAGACTGCACTGCTCCGCAGCTTGTTGCCGCCCGCTCCGCCCAATGGGGCGCAGACCAAGAGCTGGAGGCGTGCTGTGAGTGGCTGGAGCAGCAGACTCTGTGTGGCCACCAAGACTTGCTTCCTTCATTCCGCGCCGCCCGCCGCCCCAAGCCGCCGAACTTGAAGGAACAGGCGCTTGAAATCGTGAGGAAAACTCCAGTCAACAGCGCCGCACTTTATTCCTATGAGCACGTAGAAATCATCCGCCGTGCACTGGAGCAACTCAATGACTGAACTACAGCACACTGACGAGGATCTTGATGAGTTTGCCACCTTCTGGTGGCGACCGGAAACAGATGACCTCACCGTTGCCACAGCAATCGAAAACGGCCAAATGACGGCGTTTGTTAGGGCTGTAGCTACATGGCTTACCGAATAGTCGCTTCCACTTCTATGTCTGATCTTTCACCCGCTGCAGAAGCAGTTCTAAATGCCTACATGGATAACTGTGGCTGGCTAGATGGCCCTCTGCAAAGGGATTATCAATGCGTTGCCACCACCCTGCGAGCTGCTGCGGATCAGGTGGTGCCGGAGGAGCCGCTTTACGGGGGTGATCAGCGCTGGATGTTTGAGCGCGATGCCCGCCAGGATTGTCGTAAGAAACTCCTCGCAATCGCTGATGAGCTTGAAACCCAGTAGTCACCTTTATTAAAAGCTAAGCCGTGTGTGGAACCACGGCTCTATGCTCTCCAGCTCAGACCAAGCTTCACGAGGCAAGGCCCTGACCGTTGCTGGTTACGGGTAACGCCCATGAAGTACAAAGGGCTTCCAAATCCTACATAAATGTTTTATATTTGCACTGGTTCTGCAGACCACTCGTGGCCACGAGTTAACCAGGAGGTGCAGAGTGGAAGCTGCACCTTTGACAAAAACGATGAAGCAAGCTGGGGAGTAAGGGCCGACCCTTACTTAAAATCCGTGAACGGGATCCCTAGCCCTTCATCACTGGACCTGAGCAAGTCCATAAACTACTCATAAGCTCAGCTTATCAATCAACTCAACTCAACCATGAAACTTCTCAAGTTCTCCAAAGGCAATGGGAAGCTCAGCAACCGTCTGATCTTTAGCTTGCCTGCTGGCTACTCATGCCCACACGCTGGTGTGTGCAAGACCTTTGCTGATCGCACCACTGGTGCCATCACTGACCTGCCTCAGTACACAGGTGTGACAGCTGAACGGGACTTCCGTTGCTTTGCTGCCATGGCAGAGGTACGGCCTAACGTACGGGAAGCACGTTGGCACAATTGGGATCTGCTGCGTGAAACCATTCACATGAATGGGAATCAAGCCATGTTGATCCGTGATCTGATCGACCTCTCACTCTTGATGCAGCCGCCGAAAGATCTGATCCGCATCCATGAGTCTGGTGACTTCTGGACTGAGAACTACATGAAGGCTTGGATGATGGTTGCTCAAGGCAGACCCGAGCAGAGGTTCTATGCCTACACCAAATCCCTTGGGATGTGGTACAACCTGCGTGACATGATCCCATCCAACTTCTATCTCACTGCATCGCACGGTGGTACGCTCGACTACTTGATGGACAAGTATCCTGAGGTATTCACCAGGGTTGCTCACGTTGTGTACACAGAAGAACAAGCCGCAGAGCTTGGTCTTGAGATTGACCATGACGACAGCCACTGCCTTGGCGACAAGCCCTTCGCACTGCTGGTCCATGGCTCCCAGAGGGCTGGCTCTGAGGCAAGCAAGGCCCTTGCTCAACGTAAGAAGGATGGTGGATTTGTGGGATACAACAAAGCAAAACAGAAGACAACTTGAAGAACCTTGACGGGAATGAAAGATCGGATAGCATCTGTCCGTCTTTCATTCTTTTATGTCTTACATCATTGCCACTTGGAAAAATGGCAGGCCATTTGCCATTACTGCGGCAACCACTCAATTCGAATTAATTCCGTTAGATTCAGATGTAGCACTTAACAAGATCTTCTCTCATCCCTACAGGGCTGGAGCACAACAGATCTTGTCTTGGATTAATAAAAATGACACGGACCTTGCCACTGAACAACTCGAAGTTCGAGATGAAGCCCAGTTCCGTAAATGACAAGTGGTATGTCTTTGACATTGAGACGGATGGACTTTATGACAAAGCTTCCAAAGTTCACTGCATTGTCCTCTATGAGGTCAACAGTAACAGCGTTTTGTCTTTTGGTCCTGACGGCATTGACAATGCTCTTGAGTATCTGCGTAACGCTGATGTTCTTATTGGGCATAACATCTGCTTTTACGACATCCCAGTCTTAAAGAAATTATTCCCAGACTTTGAAACTAAAGCACGCATCATCGACACTCTCATTTGTTCACGTTTGATCTGGCCCAAGGAGGTTCTCTATGAGCTTGACATCGAACAATATCCGGAAGTTCCAAAGGCAAACCGTGGATCCCCATCACTTAAGGCATGGGGATGGCGATTGGCCAGTCATAAAATCGACTTCAAGGACTTCACGGAATACTCCCAGGAGATGCTCGACTACTGCATCCAGGACGTGGCAGTTACCTTTAACCTATGGCAACTCATTGCTTCTCAAAACTATGCAGACTCCGCCCTTCTCTTGGAGCATGACTTTGCTCTGGCGATTAACCGACAAATTAGATCAGGTGTTCCTTTCGATTTGGATGCTGCTCTTGATTTGGTGGATGGCCTCCGAGCAAAAGAAGCAGAACTTGAAGCACACCTAAAACAAATCTTCCCACCAATCAAACATGAAACAACATTCATTCCAAAAGTAAATAATAAAAATCGTGGTTATGTCAAAGGAGAACCTTTCACTAAGGTCAGCTATGAAGAGTTCAATCCTGGATCTCGTCAGCAGATTGCTGATCGACTGCGCAAAAAGTACGGATGGACTCCAGAGAAAACAACTGAGAAAGGAAATCCAAGTATTGATGATGAAGTATTAGAACGGCTTCCGTATCCAGAAGCTAAGCCATTGGCAGAATATATGTTGATTAAGAAACGTCTTGGTCAAATTGCTGATGGTAACAATGCTTGGATCAAACTATTCAACAACGACACTGGTCGTGTACACGGCGACCTTATTACTAACGGTTGCATTACTGGGCGCTGTGCACACCGCAATCCAAACATGGGTCAGGTCCCAGCAGGTTACTCCCCTTATGGAAAAGAGTGCCGAAGTTTGTTCGTTCCTCCTGACGGGTGGGATCTCATTGGCATTGACGCTAAAGCACTTGAGCTACGTTGCCTTGCTGGATATCTCGCCTACTGGGATGATGGTGAATACGCAAAGCTGGTAACAGATGAATCAATTGATATCCATACCTACAACCAAAAACAATTTGGTGTAGAGACCAGGGACATCAGCAAGCGTTTGCTCTATGGCATGCTCTATGGATGCGGCTCTGTAAAAGCTGGATCAATCATTGATCCCAATCTTAAAGATGAAGATGAACTGCGCATTCTTGGTCGTGATGCCATCGATGGTTTTATGCGTGGGGTGCCTGCACTAAAAGCACTCAAGATGGAAATCGATAAAACCATTGGCCTACGTGGTTATCTCATTGGTCTTGATCGTCGTCAGTTGTATTGTCGTTCTGCATTTAAAGGACTAAATGTATTACTGCAATCAGCGGGCGCTATCTTAATGAAGCAAGTTGTTATTAACATCCAGAACAACATCAAAACAAACCTTGGTTTGGAATACGATCACGACTGGCAACAACTGTTGATGGTGCATGATGAAGTGCAGCTAGCTTGCAAACCTGAATACACCGAAGCCATCCGGGAGCAGGCCATGCTTGCTTTCCCGCAAGCACAGGAATTCTTTGGATTCCGTTGCAGTATTGAGGGGGATTCCAGGGTAGGATCCGACTGGTCGCAGACCCACTGATGGATTACCTTGACATCACCAAAGTAGAGCAGTGTCCGGCCTGTGAAGTCAGCTGGATTCATTCCTATATTCCTCAAGAATCAATCGATAAAGGTTATTATTCACCTGATTCGAAATTCTTTAGCCGTGTTATTGGTGTGGAGTATTTGGGCACTGACCGTGTTAATCATTATCAGTGTCCTGATTGTGGTAAATGTTGGAATCGAAAAGGTGAGATGATTGAAGTTAAACATAAACCAGTTGATCTCTCGTCCTTGAGGTAAGACGTTAAACTGCCTCTCACACAAACTGTTTGAATCCATGAACCAAGTCTTTGTTTGCGCTGAAACTACTGAACAGCCCCGCGAGGTTTACACCTCAGCAACCTCAACTGCAATTCGATGCAATGTAATGTTGCCTCCTGTTGGCAACAAAGCAGCAACACCAATCGAACTTAACGTCTACGGCAAAAACTCTGAGCGTTTTGCACGTACACCTAAGGGTTCTCAGATTTACATCCATGGTGCAAAGCTTCGTTTTGATCTAGAGACCAGGACTTATTCGTTGCATGGTGGCATCATTGCTCCTGTTAACGAATCTTTCCCCATCTTTAATACAGTCATCCTCTCTGGACGCTGCGTTAAAGACATCAGTCAAGATGATTCGCGTGCCTTTAAGGCAACGGCTGATGGCCTGATGATCTGCAATCAAACCCTCTCCGTTAACACCGGACGTAATCAAGCAGATCTCTTTAACTTCTACGCCATCAACTCAACAGATGACAAGTTAAACAATGCAGAACTGCTTGTTAACTTCACCCGTAAGGGCACTGGTCTGACGATCCAAGGTCGTCTGGTTACAGATTCCTGGACGGATAAAGAAACCAAGGAACGTCGTATTGCAACCAAGATTCAATTGGTTTCGATGACGCTTGCTCCCAAGGTGGGAGATGGTGCTGCCAAAACGGTAACCAATCAGACAACCGTGACCTCTGATGACAAAGTAACCTCCCTCTGGGGTGGTCGCCGTGCAGAAGAAGCTGGTGACCCATGGACCCAGGCATCTGGTGGTGGTCTGCCTGATCTGCCAGGTCACTACGGTGCAGCACCAGATATGGAAGAGGTTCCATTCTGATGACAACTCCAACTCACGATCAATTCACTCTGCTCTACGAAGATGAAGACACCAAGGTTCTTCATGAATTCAAAGGGGTCGTCGCTGACGATGTGATTCAACACATGATTGATTTCCTCAAAGGGTGTGGGTACATGGAAGGCAGCATCTTTGAAACCATGAAGGAGCTGTCTGAGATGTACTTCGATTCATTAAGTACTCAGCAGTACGTGATGAAATGGGACAAGACTGAGGCAGAATGAGGCCACGTCCTGGGATGACGTTAAACTCATCCACCTCTGACTACGAAACAACCATGACTTCTTCCATGACCACCAAGAAAACTGCTGCGCTTGCAACCCGTGGACTCGACTCCTTCCGGATGTTTCAGTCCAAAGAATTTGTATCTGGTTACCAGAACCTCGTCACCATTCAACCCCTAAACAAATCAAAAGTACGCGGATGGTTCATCCGTAAATCTGATCTTGATACCTGCGGTTGGACTGCAACTGAAGATCAGTTTGCTAAAGGTTCTGTCATTTGGGATTACAAGCAAACCTTTGGCATGGCTCCCAATACTTCCGTTGAAGAAGGCCTTAACTTCACTGAGCCACGCATTCAAATCCTGCTGCGTTCTCCTCTGATGGTTGAAGAAACCACAGGGATGCGTCAAACGATTGGTACCTTTGAACACCCAGAGGTCAAGGAATTATTTGATGCTGACAAGATTGCAGCCGACCTTGCCAACAGCAAGGGCGAGATGTACAAGCGTAAGTACAGCGTGCGCACTAAGTACCTCATCTACATCGTGACTGAGGACAACAAGCGTGCCCATAAGATCCCGATGGTCCTTACCCTCAAAGGTCTGAACGGCACTGATGTGTCCGATAAAGTCAAGATGTACGAGAAGGAAATGTCCAAGTGCCTGAGCAAGGCTCTGGATTCCGAAGTGCCCCTTGCCTTCAATGAAAAGTTCTACGCCACTACCGTATTTGCTCCGGTACTTGCCAATGAAATGCGTGGAGCCAACAACGTTGAGATCTGCGCAATTGAATCTTTTGACATCCCTGATTACAGCGACCAAGATGCCGCCATCGAATCGCTGAGCCGCATGTCGATTCCTGATGAAGATCGCGAATCAACCTGGAAGTTTCAGGAAATGTTTGGTGATTACATCAACCAGCATGCACGGCAGGATGCAGAGAAACTTGGCGGTGCTTATGGCATCAAGCAAGGCGTGGAGATCCTGCCCGTCTCCCGCACCACCGATGCAGTCGATGTGAAAGCACTGCCTGCTCGTGATCCCCTCACCGGAGAGGACGATTCACTTTGATGTAATGTCGGGGTTTCCCAAGTCGTTTTGTTCAACAGCTACGTTGTTGAAGATAAACATATCTTGGACTAAACCCCGTATTACGCCTTGACGTTGAGTGGCAATCCTCGCCAAGAGGGTTGCCATTTCTCGTAACGTACTAACCGAATCACATTCTTGAATGGAACGTTTGATTTTTTCTTCCCAAAACTTATCATCAAGACTCGGTTCTATTTGAAATCTAGTTAAAGGTACGTATTTAATTTCGTCCATTTTGTATTAAATTGTTACGCTTATTCTAATGCCTCAGTAAAAACCATTTCCAAACTTTACAAAGTATCAAGATTTACAGTCATGGACAACCCTGAAAAAGCTGCAGTTAAAGAAGGACTAACTACAGCTGTTATCGGCAGTGTTGCTGCCACACTCCTTGCTAATCCTGTTTGCTGGGCTGCTGTTATCTATGGAACGTATCGGATGGGTAAGGCAGCTTACCGGCGGGCCAAGATCAATGCTAAGATCAAGGCGAACAAAGCGCTGGAGGACACGTCCTTCTGGCACGTTTGATTCCCACTCAACTCAATCCAACTCAAACCAATGTCCGTCCAACATCAGACTGAACTCAACTCGGCGCAAGCTCTTATTTATTCTCGCTCCAACATCCGGCGGGCGTATCCGGAATTTGATGACACCTCAATCGCTGGCATTTATCTGCGAGGCGATCATTGTCTTGTGGTGCGTCATGATGGCACTGAGCAAATCTACGACCGGTCACTAATCAAGACCGCGTTTCAGTCTTACACAAACCGTCTCAAAGATTTCTTTTCTTACCTTGGTCCCAATTACCGTGGCCCTAGTGTATGGCATAACAATGCTTACATTCTTTTTAAGGGCTGGAACTACTCGCACGCACTCGGACACCTGACTTCCAATGCCAAGCTTCAGGCGCACTGGGCAGATAAATTCATACATGTATCAGACCCCGAAAAGATCAAAGTGCTCCTTCAGTCTGACCAAACGGACTTGGGCCATTTGGTGGCGCCTGACGGACTTCGGCTTCCGAATCGGCCACTTGATATGGACGGTGAATTGGATGATGTGCAAGAACAACAGTCCTCGTTTGGTGAACCTAGTTGTTCATGTGGGTCCTTTCAACGCCAGCTTTCAAATCTATCTGCTTTCCAAGAAGAGATCCAAGGCTTTAAACCATGGTGCATCCACCTGACGTGGTTTAACAAATACAGGGAACTGCTGTGCAAGCGCACAGATGTACGGAATGCGAGTCCCAGCGGCACACCAGATAAGTGTGTTGCCTGGTGGTATGCACCGCCCGCTGATCACATCAGTGATGGACGCTTTGTTCTGCTCCATACCAAGTCCGGTGCTCAAGCTCCCCTCTCCCACTGGCGTACCTACAAACCACAAGAGGTGTTCACACAACACCATGCCTGGGATCTTTTCTTCAATATGATGGAGGCTGGTTACACACCATTCCCTGGTGTCTCATTGCCACAACTCAAAGCTGCTGTTAAAAAGCAATGACGGACGAAGAGTTGTACGAGCATGCACTATCACTTGCTATGAAAGTATCCGAGCAACCCATGATGTTGTCCAACGGCAAATACTCTTTGCACCTTGAGGTTGATGAAGACACCTACTGGGGTCTGATTAAACTTGGCGCAGAGATCAGGACTGATTGTGAAACCTATGCAGAAAACATCCTCATTGGGCATGTCGAATCCGGACTCGATCGACAAGCTACAGATTGAATGCATTGATGAAGAGGATGGTTCCGCAACCATCCGTATTGATTGGGATGAAACAGATCCTGATCTCCAATGGTGGACCGACTTGGGTCCAGAAGGACAAGAAACGTTTATGATTGATGCGCTAACAAACGCACTCGATTCTTACTCTTAGGTTATGGCCTTCCAAAGCGTCTGGTATGAGACTGAACTTCCTTCTGAAGTCATCAGGCTTGTTGAATCTGTACTCGAAGAAAAGTATGACGAAGATCTAATCAACTCTGTTGTTGGTGAAGGGGGCGGCGGTGTCATTAATGAAAAGGTTCGCAAAGCAAAAAATGCTTGGCTTCCTGCCAGCCATTGGGTTGCAGGTTTTGTTATGCATTATGTCAACTTAGCTAACCTCCAAAACTTCCGTTATGACATCATTGGTCTGGATGGTCAATCTGCTCAGTACACCGTCTATGACAAAGGTGAGTTCTACAACTGGCATGTAGATCAAGGCATCTCATCTTTCTATAAACCTGAACATAACAATGGTCATGGTTTTAGTGAAGAAGTTATTAAGGATGACATCATCCCCAAAGGTGAGCTGGTCCGTAAACTTTCGTTCTCTCTTCAGTTATCTGATGAAGATGAGTACAAAGGTGGTGATCTACAAATCATGGATGAAGGTGAATCAATGTATGACGTTCCCAAAAAGAAGGGACTTCTGGTTTGCTTTGACTCCAGGGCTCGTCACCGCGTTACAAAAGTAACGTCTGGTCGCCGTAAATCCTTGGTAGGCTGGGTCGTTGGACCTCGTTGGCGTTGACCTTTCTTCGAATCATGGCATTTGATACCTACGGACTTAGTACTGAACAGTACGTAAAGTTCTTCAAAGACAACGTCAGGCTTTCTGCCAGGCTTTATCTGGATACTTGCAACATCCTTTCTGCTGAAGGTGCTGGCAATGTTGATTTCAAAACAGTTCTTGATATGTATCAAGAAGCTGTCTATGCCGCTAACGATGACTGTCGCAAGTACCAAAAGATCAACAACCCTGAAGCCATCAAGGACAATGACATCTTTGGCTTGACCCCTTCCAGGGAAGAGCTGATGGAGGAAATCAAGTCTGTTAACGCCAAGGTCGAAGCCTTGACTGACTACATTGCTGAGTTGGTCAAGGTCACAGCCAATGGTCTCAACGGCTTGGCCGAAACCTTTGATGAGGCACTGACTTGACAGGCCTGGTAGACTGACGGTTCCCACCGGGAGTGGGCGTCCTGGTCATGACGTAAAACTGACCACACCTTCTAATCAAATTCAACTCATGTTTGAAACTTTTCTTGGCGCTCTTATTCCTGTTGTTAAAGATTTACTTTGGGCAGCGGCAGGCATGCTGCTGACCTACGCAATCAACAAAATTCAATCTCACTTCCAACACATCTGAGTCATGTCTCAAATCACCAAGACTAAGCTTGAGGACCTTAACGTCATCAAGCTGTACGAGCACTATGGTGCCCTGGAGCGCTCTCTTCCTCTCCTCACTCCTGAGTCCCAAGAACTGGCAAAAGCTGAGCTGGAAGCTTGTGCCGACCTGCGTTCAGAAAAGATTGATCGCATTTACTACGCAATGGCAGCGCACGAAGATGCCTTGGAGCGTATTAAAAAAGAATCTGATCTAATCACACAGGCTAAGAGGCATCACGAATCACAACTACAGTCTCTTAAAAATCTATTAAGCTGGCTGAGGCGGGTGCTTCCGTTGGACACCAGCCGTATTCAAGGCAAAAATTATGAGTTTGTCCTCAGCAAGAAAAAGGAACTCACGGTCGAGATCACGTCAGATCCAGAGTTTTGGCACTCTGACGAAAGAAAACTTTATTGCATTGAACAAGAAACAACCACAACCAAACGAGTCGTGGTACGTTCAATGTCGGGAACAGTCATCTCAGAAAGAACTGAACCCAAAACTAAACTCGAAGTACTCCCAAATCTCGATGCAATCCGTAATGCCTATCAAGAAGGACGCCCCATCCCGCACGGTGTCAAAGTGGAACAGCAATATGCAGTCCGAAAAAACAGAATCTTCACCACTAAGCGGATGGCCGCACAAGCACCCGAATATATCGGAGAACTTCTATCAGAACCTGACGGCGCCGAATGATCTGGAAGATGCTCACATCCTTATGTCCTGCTACCAGCAGGCAGTAGACGACTTCCGTCTACAAATTCAAATGGTTGAGATGGAACTCTCCATGCTTTGCCAAGGAGAAGAGCCACCTGCTTACCTGGAATCCAAGGTGGATGAGCTTGAATCTAAAAAACTCAAGCTCATGAGCGGTATGCGGTACAACCAGAATGCACGCAATGCTTATTGGTATGTCACCGCACGGGGCAATAAATAAACTGCAATACAATAAGTAGATGCAAGAGGAGTCCCATGGGCGGCGATCCAGTTCTGAACAAGTTAATTGCTGGGTTTACCAACGATGGGACTCCTTTAGCTGCAACCATTGGTTCAAAGATTGAGAATGGTGTCGTCATCTTGACGGCAGCCATGCTTGCTAATGAAAACCTTGCAGCTTCCATGGATGCAGAAGAAATGGTAGATGCTGCAATCAATTATTACAACATCATTCAAGAACGCATTGGTTACTACGAAAGTACCAAAGTTCAATCTTTAGAGCGTCTAATCTGATTAAAGTTTGCTGCTAAAGTATTTTGGTCTTCAATGGTTTAGATGGAACCGGTAACTGTGCCTAAGTTGACTGTCTCGTTTGCAGTTGACGTTGATGTGGAGTACAACTCCTTTGGCGGCAAAACAGCAGATGAGATTGCAGAGGCCTTGCAAGATGGTCTTGATGACCTTTTGTTTGAACTCTCACCTAACGTCAAAGGTGTCTATACTTCTGTCACAGCGGTGAATTTCAATGACTGACGACCTTGCTAAAAAACTGAAAACTGCTGGTGCTTTTGATACGCCCTGGCTGAAAGAACAACTTCTCAACTGGGATGTTAAGGCTGAGCAGAAGAAAGCTGATTTCATGGAACACATGTATCAGTGTTCTGCACGTACCAATGGTCTTTACACTGGTCTGTGGCAAGACTTCTGCCTTAAAGAGGCAGGTCCCTACTGCCGAGATGAATTCTATAATCGCATTGAATTCATTGAAAAACTAAAGGCTGGAGAGTTTGATGATCAGGAAATGCAAATTCCTTTGACTGTTTAAACAACATTCGTTTTTAGAATAGAAGGACGCGATCAAGCGTCTTTTTTATTTTTATATGGACTCCCGCAGCTCAATCGATTTACTGCGTCAACTTGATATCAACTACATCATTTACGTCGCATTGTCACATGATGACAAATGTAAAGATCCCGTTTCCGCCGAATGGCTTCAGGGTTATCATCAAGCAGTAAATGATGCCTCTGAATTCCTGCGCAATGGCAAACCTTGAAGACGTTTACGCACAAGCTTCTGAACTGTTCCCCAGTAAAAGGTTGGCCCAGGAGACGGCAAATAAAATCTTTAACGAGTCCAAGCAGTCGGCAAAGAACAGACTAGAAGAGTACCTGGGTGATACCATTTCTGAATTCGTTGATACCAATTGCCTGACTGGTGAGGAGTTCTACGAGGTTCTCGTGGACTGTGTTCGTAAGAACTGGGAGTACTACCAGCGCAATGCTGACTGCAATAAAAACCTTCTTAATCTATTGAAACCACAATCTTCTGTTGAACTAGAAGAATACACAAAGAAATAAATTTTGTTTTGTGTTGCATCCGTCTCGATCAGAGGCGGATGTTTTTGTTTGTCTATACAAAGTAGAATAATAAAAACGAATTAATAGACATGCCTGTATATAGAGACCCTACAGATAAAAACCTGTATCACGTCCATAAGGTACAGACTTGTAGTGGTCGGCCGTTAGAAGTAACGACGGCAAGTGGCAACATTGTTCAGGTAACAACTGCTGGCACAACTGCAGGTGATGCTTTTGGTCGTACTCGTGTATCCGAACCATTAACGCTCTTTGATTCCAGCCATCGTTATAGCGATAATGGACTGTGGGCAACTGCGACAGGTGTTGGATCTGACGCAACGTTTAATGCTAACGCTGGCCTTGTTGAATTAAATGTACCAACAACATCTGGTGGTTACGTTAAGCGTGAAACCAAAAAGGTTTTTGCGTATCAGCCAGGGAAATCCTTGTTGGTCCTTTCGACTTTTACATTGAGTCCTGCTAAGACTAACCTGCGTCAGCGGGTTGGTTATTTTAATGATGACAATGGACTTTATATTCAATTAAATAATTCGACCCTTGGTTTTGTTGAGCGTAATTCCGTAACTGGAACCCTAGAAGAAACAGTTGTTAATCAAGCCGATTGGAATATAGACAAGCTGGATGGCACCGGACCATCCGGTATAACACTTGATATCACCAAGGCTCAAATCTTTTGGATGGATATTGAATGGTTAGGACTTGGAACAGTGCGTCTTGGTTTTGTGATCAATGGCGTATTTATTCATTGCCACTCTTTCCACCATGCAAACTTAATTACGAGTACCTATATCACCACGGCATGCCTACCGTTGCGGTATGAGATCGAAAACCTTGATACAACCTCAAGCAACAGCACATTAAAACAAGTATGTTCCACCGTTATTTCAGAGGGTGGATACGAGTTGCGGGGTCGGCAAAATGCTATCGGAACCCCAATTAATTCACCACGAACCTTGACTTCTACTGAAGTTGTTTATCCAATTGCTTCCATCCGACTTAAAACAAGCCCTGACCGTCTTGATGCAATTGTCATTCCGACTGCCGCAAGCATACTTGGTTCTGGTAACAATGCATACTTTGAATGGCGCCTGCAAAGCCATGCCACAACATCGGGTGGTACTTGGACCAGTGCAGGGGCCGATTCTTCTGTTGAGTACAACCTCAGCGGAGTTAGTACCAGTGGAGGAACTACCCTTGCTAAAGGTTACATCTCGTCCACAACACAAAGCAATAACTCCATCAATATCTTGAAAGCTGCTCTGTTTCAATTCCAGCTGCAGCGCAATGGGCTGATTGGTACTCCAGAAGAATTCAGTCTTTTGGTTCAAACTGCAGACGCTAATAGTCAAGTATATGCATCAATTGACTGGGAAGAAATTTCTCTTTGATAGACTGGTACCACTGATTAAAAGCTATGTATACTCCTGGTCCTCAAGTGGTTCCTGCGCCTGAAGCAGCGCCAATGCAGCCTGTTCCAGAACCTCAGGCAAAGCCAAAAGGCCCTGCCCGTTCAAAGAATGGTGATGTCGGGGCCTTTATCCAGCAGTGCATCTCCTTGGCTTCTTACCTCAAGGAACTTCAGACACAAGCCCATCTTATTCACCTGAACTACGAGGGGTCGAACTTCCTCGGGGTGCATGCTTTCCTTGGAGATCAGTACGAGGCTCATCAGACTCAATTTGATACGTTGTCGGAATTCATCAGGTCTATGGATTACCTGATGCCTATGTGTGCCAGGGGTCTAGCCGATGCTGGTCCTGGCATCCAGCACGTTACCAGCTACAAGGGAAGCGATCAGCTCACCACGTACTACAAAAACCTGGAAGAGCTGGGCATGAAGACCAAGAAGCTGGAGCCTATTGCTGCCAAGGTGGGTGCTATTGATATCCAGAACTACATGGCTGAGCTGTGTGGTCAAGCCTTTAAGGCTGCTTGGCAAATCAAAGCTACACTTAGGACTTCTTAAATTTTTGCCCTGGAATAACTGGTTGCATTACTGCGTCGTAATGTGACCAACCAAGTTTTAATCGTCGTTCAATAGTCTGACGTTTAAGGCCTATTTCTAGCGCCCATTCTTTAACTGTTTGGCATTTGCCATCAATGGTTATATAAATACACATTGAACGATTTCTGTTTTGTTCAATGCGTGTTGCCCATTTGCAATTATCTGGAGAATAACCTTTGCTTAAATTAATGCGTTCAATAGAGTATTCTTTACCAGGTCGTTCTCCCATGTCCATTAAAAAGTTTTCAAAACTATTCCATCTATCACAAACTTTAATTCCTTTTGCACCATATCTTTCGTAGGCTTTTGTATTTGGATTATTACATCTTGAGCGCATATTATGCCAAGTAGAATGAGTCAAAGAACGAATACCGTTTGTCGAATGGCCATGTCGTTGAGCGCTCATTGCCAAGGTTGCGGAAGTAACCAGTCTAACAAAGCCACGTTGCGCAATGGCTGATGCCAAACATCTTTCAAAACTTTCTTAACCAAGTAACTTCTGGTTATCGCCAAGCAGATAAACAGTTGGGTGGATGGTTGCCAGGGGGTGGCACTGCTTCTCCTGTGACGCGTATAGTATTCCCTCCTCAAAGCTTTCCTGCCAGAAGCAAAGAGCTTCAACAAATGACAGGCGTCAAAGGACGTTTTGTAGATATTGATAAAACCCCGACAATTACGCGACAAATTGCACAAACAGTGGCTCCACTGTGGGGATCGCAGCCCTATGCAAACCCTTTGATTGGCGAGGTTGGCGCCCCCGGTTATAGGGGAGGAGCAACACCAAGAGAAAGACACTTAGAAATTCATGAGCTTGGTCATTTAAATCCAGCCGATAAAGGCATCTATAGTTATTTAGGCGTAGCTGGAAGATACTTGCAAGGACTTAGCAACAGCACTGGTAACTTACCTGTTGTTGATCTTTTGGCTGGTAAACTAATGAAACATTTTGATGCACAGGAGGAAGACCGTGCAGAACGTTTTGCAGCTCGTTTTGCAACCCAAGGAAATTATCCTGCTCCTCAAATAAACCCTGAAGGAACCTCTGCCTATGGAGATCGGCTAAGAAAAGAAGGTAGTGAGATGAGCGAAAATGCTGTTAGTAGAATGCTTAATCCTTGGGGAATCCCTGAAAAAATAACCGGGCTTGTAAATCAACAACGGGCATCTATTCTACAAAATGAATTATCACGCTCACTTCCTATTTATCGGGAACGTTTTGGAGGGGAAACCGAGCTTTCTCCAGAAAATTTAAAAGAAACAGAACGTCTTAACAATTTGGCAAAGCAAATAGAAGCTTTAGGAATTCAACCAAGGTACTAAGTTACTGACCAGTGCTCAAGCCTGTGGCAATTGCAGCATAACGGGATGCACTTGCTGATCTCTTCTTCTACTCGGCCCCAGCCGTAGCCATGGTTCACCATGTCAGATATGTTGTTATCCTTGTCTCCAATGTGGTGAAACTCTAAGACACGGTGATCATCCAACCCACACTTCTTGCACTGCAGAGTCTTCTTGTACTCCAGAAGCTTCTGTCGATTCTTGTTGATACGTTCCTTGGATTGACTCCAGGGCATTCATAGCTTTATTGGTGTAATTAATATAACGCTTTTATTGGAATTGTTGATATCGGAGATGCAGGATTCGAACCTGCGACCCTCTGCTCTATTTAGCTTTTTGTTTCTTCACCTCTCTTTGCTTTTTACCCGCCTGGCTTTTTGCTGTTTTGCACAAATCACACCGACATCCATATTTGGAATACGACCAAACTGTCCCATGTGTTTGTCGTTTTTCGTTGGTCCAGCCTTTACCATAACTTCCTTCTTCTAAAGTCTTAATGTGATGACAGGGTTTGCAAAGTAACTGACACTTTTTAAGTTCTGTTTCTAATGTATCCCAATGGGTTGACCACTTGCAGCTAATATCAAAACTTTTAGAAGTGTGATCTATGTGGTCAATATGCAACAAATCAGAACAGCCGCATTTAATGCAAACACCCCCAAGAAAATCAATCATCTCTTGGCGACGTTTTTTGTAATCAGAAATTTTTGAAACCATAAAAATCGGGGTGGAAGGTACTGCCCCTTCTCCTCCGCCTCCCAAAGACGGCGTGATACTTTTCTACTACACCCCGAGGGGTCCGATCAATTTAGCAGATGCGCTACCAAACTGCGCTAATCCCCGGTGTTAGGGCGAGAGTGTCTGCCTACGATGATCTACGATGCAGCCGAGGGGACTCTTCGTTTAATACGACGTTCCTTGTCGTACCCTTTGCAGCCCCATCGGAAAGAGAGGGGGTACTTATTTATTATACAGATTCATTGGGTGTTTTCCAGAAATAATCATCGCATTCTCCAAGCCGACCCCACTTCTCTTCCCGATAATCAATATCTTTAGTTAAAAAATCAATAGCGTTTTTCAATATTTGGATATTGTCTTTGGCGTGGCCAAGCATTGTATTGCATCTATGGCATAAAAGCCCTCTAACCTTGCCTGTTTCATGGCAATGATCTACACAAAATGTTTTCTTTGGAGCGGGACTGTTTGTTTTGCATATGGCGCAACAACCTTTTTGAATTTCCAGAATTTGTTTGTATCTACCCCTAGGTAAACCATAGGAACGCAAACGATCAAGATCATTAGCGTGTTCTAAATTGTTTTGGCGCCATCGATTGTAATTTTCTTGATGGCGCTTTTTGTTTTTTCTTGACCATTCCCGGCTGTACTCGTTTGTACAAACACGGCACCAAGTATTTAAACCATCTTTGTTTTTCTTTGCTTTGTTAAAAGCATCCTTGGATTTAATCTCTAGGCATTTGGTGCATTTTTTCGTTGGGAGTTTGCCAGAAATAGTCATCGCACTCGCCTAGGCGCCCCCATTTTAACGCTTTTTCAGAGTCAAAGTATCGAGTCGATACCTTAAAGTCTGGTGTCTTTAGATCGTGGTTGGTGAGCGATGGATCAACCATTCGACAACGATTGTTGGGATAAGCGCCAATTTGACCGTTGTCCAAAGCCACAATGTTGTGGGACTTATGCTCGTCAGGAAATTCCGCAAAGTAAAAATCCGGTTCGTTCCTATGAGGATGATAATTGTCAACCGTAAATAGGTATGTGCCTTTCATTACACCTGCACTACGTGTCATAACTTGAAACTCCATATTGAAGATCAAGTTCTTTTCGACAACCGTAAGACCATGATCAAATCCATTCCAGAACTGCAGGTCAGTTAGCTCTAGGTCAGGAGTGGGTGCTTGAGGTTTGTCCGGATAATCTGGATCCCATGCCAGGAATGCACTGATGGGAAGCTTGTCGTAAAGGGCTCCGTACTCAGTAAGATAAGTCTCAAACTGAAGTGCTCTACCAGTTAAAGATTTACAACTTACCCAATAACCAGGCGTATATTCACCATGACCGTCTCTTAGGTCACGTAAGTATTCACGCCTTACCCAAACCTTGACGGGCGGGACATTGGCCACAAGAGTTGTCACAAAAAATCCCGGTGTATCATGCCGGGATCATAGCTTCCTTCCACGCTCTTGTGAGCACCACGTTCGTAACGTGGAGGGGTTTTCGACTATTACCCCTAGAGCGGTATTGCTCCGCCTGTCAGCATATCAGGATTTACTTCTTTGATAACGCCTTGCTGCGCGTCCAGCAAGTTTTGCTTTTCTGGTGTTTGGTACAAATTGTTTGCCTTCGCGGCTAGCCTCGCGTTTCTTTTGGTCAGTCTCTTGCCGTTCTTCTTTAGATAATGAGGCCCAGGCAGACTCAGGTAGATAACGTTTGGTGTATCCCTTTTGAATTGCTTTATCTGCCATCATTTACTATCCTTGTATTTCTTTGCAGCTTCTTTAGCTTTACCGCGCTTTTCATACTCATCTTTCGTCATCCATTTCTCCTTGCCCCACTTCTCCAGGGACTTCTGCTTCTCACCTTTACCTCCTTTGTATCCACCGCCTGCACTCTTGTATTCCTGTGCCACAAGCTGAGCTTTTCTAGCCGAAATAATTAGTTAGCCTTACGGCTACGACCATTCTCCTGGTTTACCGCCACGGCCTTCACGCATAACTTTGTTTTTGATGCGCTCACGCAGGTCTGGTTTTGTGTACTTGCTTTTATCTTCAGCCATAACTTCCTCGCTCTTTAAGATAAGTGACTGCGTTTGTCAATACATCTATATTATCACCAAATAAACCTAAGGCTCTATTGCACTCTTTGCATAATAAACCTCTGAACTCATTGGTTTGATGATTATGGTCCATGGCTAAAGATTGTTTATCCTTGGGAGGCTCTTGGCAAATTGCGCATAAACCTTCCTGGGACTCAAACACAATGTCGTATTGCTCTTTTGTTATCCCTCTGCGTTCGTATTTTTTGTGATTATGATGCAATAAATCTTGCCCTTGTTTTTTAACTTTCTGATAATGCTCCTTATTATTGTTTACCCATTTATCCCAACTTAACTTATTGCAAGTTTTACATGAAGAATGAAGGTATAATTTACCGTCTTGCTTTCTTCTTCTAAAGCAATCCCAATCTAAATAATGAGCACATTTAGAGCATTGTTTTTGACCGTCTGCTCCATACAATAATCTAAATCGACGGTTGATCAAAGATCTACAATCTTTGCATACGCTGTCTCTTTTTATATTACCAGCAGAGTTATACCCTTTGTTCCCAAAATTTTCATGCGGCTTTCGGGTTCCGCATTCTCGGCAAAGCTTTTGCATTGGTTGGTTTGTGCTTTTCTTACAATAGCACAAAATCACTGCCCAGGCTTGCCGCCTTTAGAACCAGCCATTACGCGATCTTTAATCCTCTCGCGTAACTCCGGTTTCGTGTATTTGTTTTCCTGAGATATCAGGATTATTTTTTCTTTCTTCTAATATTTTAGCCCACTTACATGGCTTAGCATTCACTGCCCAGTTTCGTGGGGGTTCCGGAATTAAATGATTAAGCTGGCGAAAGTATGCCGCCAGCCTTTCTTCTTCACTCGATCCTCTATTCTTGGCCAAGGTTTAAGTTTGGTGTTTTGTTTTTGCTCATTGAACCATACTTCTCCATAATCTCATCCATGGATTCGATTGATTCACATCTAATCAAAAGATCAGAAATGGCACTAATCGTTACAGGATGCTCGGATCTTGCCGCAAAAGCTAGGGCCTCACGCAAATGAATCGTTGCCTGATTCACTGCTTCCTTGACTTGATTCGATAAGGCCATCTGAGATTCCGTTGGTTGCCTCAGTATAAACGTTGTTAGCATTATCTTTGGATAGTAATAAACTCTTTAGGACATTGTTGTGATTTTGTAGGAACTGACGCCCCTGCTCAATCACATCTACGTATTGTGGCAGTTTTTCCATGATTCAAAAAGGGTAGTGGCCGTAAAGAAAAGTTGGGTTTACTCTAATTCCCCAGGTGGATCAGCGGCATTTTATACAAAGAGATCTTGGTGTACCCCCTTTGAATAAACTCACCGCAGATATTGGTGGTGTCACAGTCCCAGTGTTGCGTGATCGGGTTGACGCCAGAGAAACGGGCGCCTTCTATAAAAGGTTGGGCGCGGTACACACAAAAACAATTAAAGGTTGACTGCACCGGAAGCACATCTGGCATTTCAAAGATGCGCGGACCTTTAAAGATGTCATCCTCAATGTTTAGGCGTGTTGCCCAGCTGTCATAGATCCAGCGGTGATTTTGGTATTCAACTGGGTGCAGACTATAGGGCGAACAGATGTCGTCATCTGTATACAACAACTGACTTAGCTCGGCTGGATTGAAGTTAATATCTGGCTCTATAAAAAGAACCTTGTCATAAACACTAAGGTCAACCTGGTCCAGGGTTTTGTTTCGGGCCGAAGCCAGTAACGCAACCCTTTCTTCGTCACGAACGGAGCCAAAGTAAGGTTTGTTTTCAGATAAAGAAGTAATGCAAACCTTGTTTAGTTCTGACTCTAGTTCTGGAGCAATGCTTTGCAAATACTCCTTGGTGCCATCGGTTGAATCGTTCTCATAGACGGAGAGGTCAAATGTGGTTCCTGGGTTTTCATCCATTAAACACAGGATTAAATCCTTCCACCCAAACAAGAAATCCTTGCGGTTGCGGATGATGCTGCAGATCAATACATGCATTTGTCCAGCTCCTTCGACAGTTTGCGGATATCATCTGAAGTAACAAAATGATTGTTACCGATATAAAAAGAATTTGTATCCATCCGTTCTGTGTTCGGTAAGGGAATTACAGATTGATAATCCTTCATGAACGGTTGCTTCAGCAAGTTGCCGACCAGGAACGGGCGAGTTTCGACCCCGATTAGGTTGAGGAATTTTTTGACCTCCTTGGCAACATCCTCTCTTGTGCAATGGAATGGCAGCGTCATCGCTGAATTCCCCACATAAGAAGCCGCTGTTTCGATCCAGGATTTGGAGAGCATCTCCTGGCAGAATACTTCGTAGTTTTTGGCGCGTTGTGCATTCCACTTGTCAAGTTTCTTGAGCTGCACTCGACCAATCACTGCACCGCTCTCAACGTTTCGGAAGTTATATCCTTTGGTTGGGAACAAGAAGGTCGGATCAATTGTTGGGTTTTCGCTTTCGATGACCTTCTTGTAAGACGGCAGCATCTCCCTGGATAAACCATGGGAACGCTTGGCACGCAATAAGTTGTACAACTTTTCGTCATTGATGCACACCATGCCGCCTTCCACGGTCGTCATGTGGTGACCAAAGTAGAAGGAGAAGGTTGAGCCAATGCCTGTATTGCCGACTTTCACACCCGTATTTCGGTCGCGTGCGCCATGGGATTCGCAGCAATCTTCAATGATGGCGGCATGGGGCCAAAGTTCCTGCACCTTCGTCATGTCATTGGAGATGCCAAGGACATGGGTCACGTAGACAACGTCTGGAACTAAACCTTTAAAGAACAGGTTGTTGGCTGAAGCGAGAGTGGGGCTATAAGTTTCGTAATCAATGTCATAAAAATACACATCATGTTTCTGCTGGCAGAACGTTGCGATATTGGTGGCCCAGTTAATGGCTGGCGCAAAAATAGTTAAGCGTTCTTTATCGGGAAAATATAGTTCCTTGACAGCGTCAAGCAAAAGGAAGTTGGCGACTGATCCGTTGGCTACATACAACGAATGATCACAGCCCTGCCACTCAGACCACTCATCTTCAAAGGCGCGACACTGAGGACCATTGGTAAAACGGTCTTCAAAGGCAAAAAACTTCAGAAGAGCAAGCCGTTCCTTCCAGCCGATGGTGTTCTTTTGAAGCGGCCAAGAAAACAAGGTCATTCCTTTTGATAGGTTTAGTGGTTATACTTTAACCACAAAAGGCAAAACAATGAAACGGGCGTTAGTAACTGGTATCACTGGCCAAGATGGTTCCTATCTTGCACGTAACCTCGTTGAGAATGGCTATATAATCTGCGGCGTCGTTAGGAATCACACGCAACCCAACCATCTCGAAAAACTGAAATGGGTATTTGGCGGTGAAATTCCCAGTCAAGTCCAGATTGAATACTCTGATCTGACTGATGCACCCTCTTTGACCAGGGTGATCCAGGACTTTGCTCCTGATGAAGTGTATAATCTGGCCGCTCAAAGCCATGTTGGGGTCAGCTTTAAATCTCCAGTGAGCACAGCAGCGGCTAATGCCATTGGCGTCATGAATGTTTTGGAGGCATGTCGGGCTGGTTCCATTAACCCACGCTTTTACCAAGCCTCTACTTCTGAGATGTTTGGTAAGGTTCAATCATTTCCGCAAAACGAAGAGACTGGCTTCTACCCACGCAGCCCATACGGTGTTGCAAAGCTGTTTGGTTATTGGCTGACTGTCAATTACCGCGAAAGCTATGACATGTTTGGTGCCAACGGAATCCTCTTTAATCATGAGAGCCCGATCCGTGGTGATAACTTCGTCACAAAGAAGATCACCAAGGGATTAGTTTCGGTTATTAAAGGAAAAATTCCTGTTTTAGAGCTGGGCAACCTAGAAGCCAAACGTGATTGGGGCCACGCGAAAGATTATGTGGAGGCCATGCGTTTGATTTTGCAGCAATCAATGCCTAAAGACTATGTGATTGCCAGTGGTATTCAACACAGTGTTCGGCAATTCTGTGAGATTGCTGCTGACTATTTGGATCTTGGCTTGGAATGGCAAGGAGAAGGCGTGAATGAAGTCGGCTACAGTACCAAATTGGGGGAAATCGTAATTAAAATCAACCCACAGTTTTATCGTCCGGCAGAGGTTGATACTCTCCTGGGTGATTGCACCAAGGCTCATCGAGAGTTGGGCTGGGAGCCTCGCATCACCTTTGAAGATATGGTGAAAGAGATGATCACCTACGATCTGGCAACCGTCTAGAGATCAACACGTAAGTAAAGCTCGCCTTCTTGGATCAACCGGTCTTCGAAGGCGTTTGCTTCTACTGTCTCTATATCATCAAAGGCAACACCATTGCGGCTGCGTTGCTCAAGCTTTATGAATGATTTGAGATCAATGTCTGGATCACAGTAATAGAAACGAGTAATGTTACAAGCCATACTAAAATCACTTCCCAATTCAGCTTGATGCAAGTCCAAAAAATTTGTGCCAGTACGCCCAGGCAGCTCCACCAGCCCTGAACGCCAAGCCAAAAGCGTGTCAATGGATCCAATGGGGGATTAACTCGATACTCACGGTGACAAGCATAGCTAACAGTATCGTCAATATAATCGCCCTGAATTCATCCATACCACGGTTAAAACCTGCTACATTGTAGCTAATATACAAAACCTTTAATGGTTGCTAGAATCGATACATCAGATCCTTGGATTAAAGCCAAGGATGAGCAACCAGAAGTTATGCGGTCGATTAATCGGACCGCAGCCAGAATTACGCTTAACGGAAAACGTCACTACACAACTCCGTTACCCACTGGACCTGCGCCGTCCGTAACCACTATCATTAGCGAGACAGCTTCCGAAGCAAATAAACGGAAGCTTGAAATGTGGTCGAAAGCAAATCCAGGTGTCAAAGAACAAGCAGCCGAGCGGGGCACTGCCATTCACTATGGTATGGAGCAGTACCTCAAAGGGAATAAAACACCGGAAATCAAAGAGGAATATGCAGACTTTTGGGCAGGCATGCCGTCAATCCTGGATCAGTTCCAGGAAGTCCTTTGGGCCGAATCCCCTGTTCTGGATAAGTTTGACTTCACTATTGGTGCTGATGACGTTGCACGTGTTTGGGGTTGCGACGACGAAGGACGTGCTTGGGCTGGTGCCCCTGATATTATTGCCGTCGCTAATAACAAACTTACGCTCGCGGACTTAAAGACCAGCGTTAAACCCTACAGCCGTAAGTGGCCAAAAGACCTGGAGAAAGGTTCGCCTGAATGGCGTGATCTCCTCGGTGGTCATATGAAATTCAAGAAGACATGTAAACAGCTCGCGGCATATGACATTGCCATCGAGCAGACATTAGGTATGAAAGTACAACAGGCGGCAATTTTAGTTTCGACGCCTGTACGTACTCAAGTTTTTAAGATCTCCAGGAACTTCTTGGATTCCTTAAGAGAAGATTGGTTGAAGATCGTAGCCGAATACTATTCCCAAATTGAAAATTGCAACGTCTACGATCCTGATCTCATCTAAATTTAGATGGTTTTTTAGGGGCCTTAAGCGGTTTAATGGGACGCGTAGGCGGTAATGTTACTGGAGCTACATACCCAGGAACCTGAGATGCACTGGCAGGTCCTGGCGGTAAAGACACAGGGCCAGGAACGAAAGAAGGCGGTGGAACCGGAGCCCGACTAGGAACTACAGGCTTGGCTGAGCCAACAGCAGGGGTCGACGTTGCTTTTGGTACAAAAGAAGGGGCTGGAGCCGAAGGTGGAGTAGGAACCACAGGCTTGGCTGAGCCAACAGCAGAAGGTCCTTTTGGTACAAAAGAAGGTCCTGTAGGTACAGCTGAAGGTCCTTTTGGTACAAAAGAAGGTCCTGTAGGTACAGCTGAAGGTCCTTTTGGTACAAAAGAAGGTCCTGCAGTTGGACGAGATGCTGCTTTCGCTTTTGACCGTTCAGATGGTGCTCCAGCGCCACTGCTCTTTTGAGCTTTACTGGATTTTAGTTCTTTTAACACACCTCGATAAGTAGCTAAATCAGCTGAAGGTTTCGAGGCGCCGGCTTGTTTTTTCATTTTTTTATTTGTTTAATTTATTCAGTAAGACCGGCGCCGGCTACGGCTGCTAGTCGCTGGATTGGTGAAGCTTGGTGGGGTGCCGCCAAAGGGAACAGATGCTGGATAATTCGGGCCAGACATTCCAACAAAAGGCGTATTTTGTGTGCCGGCAAAGGGAGTTGATGCTGAGTAATTGGGACCCGACATCCCACCAAACGGTTGTGTTGGGGTGGGATATGCAGATGGCACCGCAGGAACTCCAACCGTTGGTGTAGAAGTCGTTGGTGTAGAAGGAGTTGGGGTAGAAGGTAATGAAGTTGGAGTGGAATAATTTGGACCGCTATAAGCCGGAGTTGGGGTTGGGGTTGGTGCAGTAGGCGTTGGCCGAGAAGGAGTTCTCCGAGTGCTTGGTGTATACGATGCGCGTTTTTGTTCCGCAACAGAAGTTGGCTTATTCTTTGCAGCTAAACCAGTGCGTTGTGCAGGTTTTTCTGCTGTTTTTTTAGTTGCTGAAGTCCGGGTCTTAGGTGCAGAAGCCTGAAGCTTGGCACTTTTTGGAGCCTTCGAACCGCCAGCTTTTGCACCGCCTTTACCAGCGGCACCACCCTTAGCTTTCATGTTTAAATATTTAACTTCTTCCATTTTACTTAAAGTTACTTAACCTTTTTATGGGTCTCGTGCGTCTCAAATAAATTCACGAAATCATAATGGCCTCCTGGATCAGGAGCCGTAGGATGGTATGACACCCGAAAGCCAACCCCTATGGAAATTTATATTTCCGTAGGTGAGTGGATGAATACTCTCCAAGACCGCATGACCACTGCGGTTGATGGGGATTGTTTTTGTCTGCCCACCGATATGCATCTTCATGCATTTTGGCTCATTAAAAACTCAATGTTCCCTGAACGAAACTTTAAAGTAGAGGTTCACCAAGAGCGGTAATACACATGGCAAACACCCATCAACAAGCACTTAAGCCAGGCGAGATCAGGCTCGACTACCTCCCGGTCGACTGGCCTCTCACTCCTCTTGGTAAAAATAAAGATCCATACGTAGCTGGTTGGCAGAACAAACCTTTTAGTGTCCGTGAAATTGAAGAAGAAGTCATCGGCGGCAAATGTAAAGCGGTCGGTTTGCTTGGCGGCCCTGTCTACAACCATCCCTATGGTCTTATTTGGGTTGATGTTGATGGTCCAACTGTCTACTCCCTCATCGAATCACTTGCAGATCAACCATTCGATGACGCACTTCCCAATACCCTGACAATTCTCAGCGGTAAAGAAGGGCGTGAACGCAAGCTATACCGCCTCGATCGCGAAAAACACAAGCATATCGTCCGTAATAAATACACCTGGCAAGCGGAAGGAGAAAAAGAAAAACTTGAAATTCTCTGGAAGCGGCACCAGGGTGTTCTCATGGGCCTCCACCCTGAGACTGATGGTTACTACACCGCTGCAGAACAAGGTTTTGAGTGGATTGAATCCCTGCCTGAGTTCCCGGATTGGTTGCTGAACGCAATCATCAACAAAAACGTCAAGCAAGGGATACCCGCAAAAGAAAAGACACGAATCGTTGGTCCTTCTTTTGCAATCAACACAGAAATTTCCCTTGATCGGGACATGCAGCTGGCAACGGAAGCCATGTGGGCTCTGCCTCCAGAAGCTGCTGATGACTACGACGTTTGGATCACTGTTGGACAGTCACTCCATTCGTTGGATGAATCGTTACTTGATGATTGGGATGAATGGTCCAAGCAATCTGAAAAGTATCAGGCTGGTGAATGCCGTAGACGTTGGCTTTCCTTCTCAAAAGGTGGCGGTCGTGGGATTGGTTCCCTTATTCACATCGCTCAGGAAAACGGTTGGAAGCCCTCCCAGGATCACAAGGCTATGAATGTTGACGATCTCACGCTTGATCATGTGTCCAAACTGCTGGAGGAACTGGAGCAAGATCTATTTCCTGAAGTTGCATCTGATGCGACTCCTCTTGCAGATACCGTAGAGCCACTGGTTGCATCTCGTGGTAAAACACGGAACCTGCGCATGCAAGGAAAAGGTAAAGACCAGAAGCCACGTAATCCTTCATCCGACATCGTCGCAGATATTCTCGGGCAAATGTACCAGGGGAATCTGCGTTACAGCCAAGCTCAAAACAGTTTCTTTATCTATGAGTTCAAGGGGCATGGCCTTTGGTCTCAAGTGTCTGAATATGAGATGAAGGGTGACATCAAAGATAAGCTGGATCAAATCAAGAAGGAGGTGCTGCCCAACGGTTACTCGATGAACCTGGTGGGTGACATCCTTGAGCAGCTTCGTATTTCCTTCATCTTTGATGACTGGTATGAAGACAACGACTACCTGCTTTTCACCAACGGTGTGCTGGATGTAAATACCAGGGAGCTGCTTCCTTTTGACCGTGAGCTGTACATCACACAACAACTGCCTTACGACTACGACCCTTACGCAACCTGTGAAGAAATCATTAAATGGCTGAAGCATTCACAGAACGACAGCTGGGGTCGTGTTCAAGTTCTGCGTGCATGGCTCCGTGCCGTGCTGCTCAGTCACTCTGAAATCCAAAAGTTTGTTGAAATTGTCGGCCCAGGTAAATCGGGTAAGTCCACCTACAGCAACCTTGCTCACGCACTTGTTGGTGATGACAACGCCATGATCTCCTCCCTGGAGCATCTGGAGAAAAACCGATTTGAAACCGCCAACCTATATAAAAAGAAACTGTTGCTCTTCAATGATGTAGAGCGTTACGGTGGATCTGTCTCCGTATTAAAAGCAATTACTGGGCGAGATCTGATTCGTAATGAAAGAAAGTTCCAGGCGGGCAGTCAAAAGCCCTTTAAATTCAATGGTCTCGTCATCATCACCGCCAACGAACCTATTCAAACGACTGACCCGACCAGTGGTTTGGCTCGTCGGCGTCTTACTATTCCTTTTGATCGTCCGTTTACTGGATCTTCTGCAGAACAGAAAACTCTCATCGACATGGATGACCGTGGTCGTCCCTTTGGAGAATTTGCTGCTCTTCTGCCTGGATTGGTGAACTGGGTCCTTGATATGTCAGAAGCGGAAATGAGGGAATACCTCATGGAAACCAACGAAAAAGTACCCTTCTTTGCCAAGCATCACAGGGAACAGATCCTTAAATCCAACCAGATCCTTGATTGGATGCAGCACTGTGTGGTCTTTGACCCAGGTATTGCTTCTCCTGTTGGCCTAGCAAAACATGCCCCAGGTGGTGCATCAAACCTTTATATCAATTGGGATAAATGGCTCTATGCCAGTTACTGCGAGTTCAGCCGCAGTTCCAATGGCAACATCCTGGGCCGCAGTCGATTTGAAACCCTTCTGATGGACGTATGTGTGCATCAGCTCAAGCTAAACATCTATCAATTTAAAAATAGTCGTGGCATGCGGGTGGTCAACATCGCACTCAGGGCTTCATCTCCTAAGTACGATTCGTATCCATCTCTGGTTGAAGTGGGTTTGAACAAAAATGAATGGCGTGAATTCTATGGAAATGTCTTGGATAAGAAATCTTCTGAGACAATGGAAGCTGAAGAGGAATAACCATGAGCAATGGGCGCCACTTAATTCTTGATCTCTATGACTGTGATCAGGAAATCCTGAATGATTACGATGAACTCCAGCGGCTCCTTGAAGCGTCGCTGGTTATGGCAAAGGCGTCCATTCTTCGGATCATCGGTGAAAAATTTGAACCGCAAGGTGTAACGCTGGTTGCATTACTGGCTGAATCACATGCCTCCATACACTCCTGGCCGGAGATTGGATATGCAGCAGTTGATTTCTATACCTGTGGCGATACAACGAATACTCATAAGGCAGCTGAGTTCCTCAAGAAAAAACTAAAAGCTAAAATTAGCGAGGAGAAAGAACTCACGCGATCAATAACTCCAACAACTTATGTATAGTTAGACGAGATATCATCGGCTAAATGTCTGAAAAACCAAAACTCCTATGGGTCGGCGACATTGTCGCAATGACCGGATTTGCGCGTGTAACAGAGAACGTCCTTGCTCGTATCAAAGATCGGTACGACATTTATGTCCTGGGTTGTAATTGGCATGGCGATCCCTCCCCGCTGCAGGCCGAATATCAAATGTTCCCTGCTTCCAATGCCTACCAAACAGCTCCCTTTGGTGAAGCACGGATTCGTGAAATCACAGAGCACGTCAAGCCTGATGTGATCTTTACGATCAATGACTGCTGGATCATCAATAACCAGTGGGCTCAGATTCGTGATCTACGGGAACAAATCGGCTTTAAGTTCGTGGGCTACTTCCCCATGGACTCCTACGGCTGGTATGGCTGTCTTAATGACACCATGGAAGAGTGGGATGCAGCAATCTGCTACACCAAATTTGGTGCAGAAGAAACACTCAATGCAGGTGTCAAGAAGCCAATCTGGGTGATCCCCCATGGCGTTACCCCAGGTCAGTTCTATCCCAAGGACAAGGCTGAGTGCCGTAAGCAGCTGAACCTGGATCCAAATGATTTCATTGTTTTCAACGGCAACCGCAACCAATTCCGCAAACGTATTGACCTAACGATTTCGGCATTTGCAAAATTTGCAGTCAATCGACCTGATGCCAAGCTCTACCTCCATATGGGGCAGAAAGATCAAGGTTGGGACATCATGCCCCTCTTCGCCCGTGAGATGAACCGCCAGGGCCTTGATCCAAACGGTCGCATCATCATGAGTACGCCCACCAACGGCGGACCCAACGTGCCTGTCGACCTGTTGAACACCATCTACAACTGCGCTGACGTTGGCATCAATACGTGCAAAGGGGAAGGCTGGGGTCTGGTCAACTTTGAACACGCTGCCTGCCGTGTCGCCCAGGTGGTGCCTGATCACACTTCCTGTAAGGAGATCTTCGATGGCTACGGAAAACTGATCCGCAACCTGCACGCTGACGTTGATACCAACTTTGGCCGCATCATGCCCTGCCCCGACGACAATCACCTGGCCCAAATCCTTGGTGAGCTGTACCAAGACCGTGCTGAACTCGATCGTGTGGCGCAGGCTTGCTACGAGCGGGTGACAGATCCTTGCTTCAACTGGGACACGGTGTCTTCTGATTTTGTTGAGGTCTTTACTGAGGTTCTGGCCCAGAAGGAAGGGGATCCGATTACGGAAAGTAAGCGGAAGAACAAGAAGGCAGCGGAAGTTAAGGAACCTGCTACCGTCTGAGCGGAGATGTGACGGAGCCCCGAAAGGGGCTTTTTTATTGGCAAGTTGATCTCATTGTGAGACCAAGGTGCCGGTACAGAGAACACAGAATCAGACCCCGTTTATTCTTAGCGCATAGTTAAACGACACTTTGAAAGCGGCGTACCTAGTACAGGCGTTCGGATGCAGGGGGCGCAGGGGTGGCGAGGACCGACTAAGGTAGGTACACTGTTGAAGCGGCGTACTTTGGGTCTAATAAAGAAAAAATTAACCCCATTTCTGCATTCTCTGCATCTCACCTGAGTCTCAAAACACCCATGGCTAACGTCCGAAGATCCGTTCGCATCCTCGATGAGCAAGCTTCACTCCGTTATCTGGCGGATATTGACAAGCTCAGCAAGGAACAGCTGCTAGAACATAATTACTACATTGGTTTTCCATGTGTGCACGGGCATGTCATCCGCGATGCCACGTACCACTGGTGCTACCACTGTGCCCGCAAGATTTCCAGCAACCGCTGCGGCTTTGACATCAACTACTTGCACGTTGATTACAAAACCAAGTATTTCCGTCTGTGGGGCAAGGTCAAAATCTCTAATCCAGAGGAATGCTGGACAATTCAAACCAAGGGTGATCAGGCTCCAAGCCGGATTCACATGCCGTCTTACCGATCGGAATACAGTGCCCAGAAATGTGAGCACGTTTCCTTCCACAAAGCGTTGTATCAGTGCGCCTGGGGAGATGTCGGCAAGCTTGTCGTCACACGAACCTGCGGAAATCCATGGTGCGGCAACCCTCTTCACATGACATCCAGCTGGAATCGCTCGTATCCACCGCAGAAGGTTTATCCGATGGCAACGGAGTTCGAAGCGGAGAAGCTAATGCTCTACGGAAGATTAAAAAATAATGAAATTATCTCCAATATTGGCTTTCGTATGTCCATTACAAACCCACTGGAGTCCAAAGAAACCGAAGAGTAAAATAGTGATATTAATCAAGGAATATAAATGCCCCGTACTGGTACGTCGCAACGGCAACGCACGCAAGATAATCCGTTAAACCTTGGAACATTCAGCCAATTAGCGGTACGTAAACTGCACGGCAGCCTTGGTCCCGTCAACCAACTCGTTGGTCGGAGCGATACAAGTCAAACGTCAAACGGTGGTTATGGCGGAGGAGCTTATAACCACTGGTTTCGTATTGGCATTGATTCTCCCGCCTGGATTATTGTTGCCAAAGGAGGGCCACGCCCTAAATACATCCAAACGTCTGTCTACGACCTTAATCAAAATCCCATCCAGGGTCGGATGATTTTCCAGAGGGACAGCATTGCTACCAATGTGAATGGAACAACGTATTACCCGTATAACGATCATGTGATGGGGGCGCCATCTGATCTATATAACGAGTTTGATCCAAGGCGCTTAGACGAAGGTAACTCACTGTATTTCCCCTTGGAAAGAGGTTCTTATTTGTTGTGCGTTTCAACGACACGCAATGAACCACTGGAATATAACGTCGCATTTGTTGTTGAATTTCCAACAGGTGAGTTTGAGTTATTGCTAGAGGACTATACTTATCTATTGTTGGAGGACACAACGACCAGTTATTTTGAGGCTGACATCACCGAAAACTATCGAGGCCAAGATTTCCACAGTCACTCTCTCACCGAATGGACAGATGCCTGGAAGCGTGAGCACCAAGAGTATGACGTGTTTCCGACTGAGCTTGTTCCCCTTGCAACACAACCATGATGAAGTTCTATAACTGGCTTGTCTGTAAGTTATTCAAACGTTGTCACGTCTATTTCCCCAAGGAACCGTTCTCTTTCGAAAAATATTGTAAAGATAATCCCAGTGCTCCGCATTGTCGTATCTACGAAGACTGAAGGGAATAGAATATAAATAACTGCAGGAGGTATCCATGCACAAACTCAATGAATATCTAGAAGTTGCCCTTGCTGTACATGCAGCATGTTCTGCAATTTGCGCTTTAACCCCTACTCCAAAAGACGATCAGTTTGCTCGTAAGCTGTATCGCGTAATCGAAATCGGTGGCCTTCTGGTCGGCCGTGCAAAAATGCGTTGATTAATCAGGAAGTGCCTGGAACCACCAGACGCTTCCGTCATTCTTTTCAACCCAAGCTCTTGTTGCGTAAGCCTCTTCTTTACTGAGGGTTGCGCATTTTTTTTCGTCGCCAACTTCCCAGCACATATTAACCCTAATCTTTGGATCTTTATTCTTTTTCACTTTGATACCAAGATCGCCCAGCCTGTATTCTTACCGTCACATTCCCAACGGCGAAGCCAATTCTTCTTGCTGTATTTAACTCCCTTACCAGCAGATGCTTTGTTATTGACGTAACCGCCATTTACCATGTCGGCTTCTCCATTGGGATCATTAAATACGAAGGAATCAGACGTAAAACCAATGCAACAAGTCCAATGACCACCACCTGTTGGATAACTAACAGAGCCATGATGAAGCCAGCCGACAGCAACGGGTCGTCCTTGTCTGATTTCATTTTCTAAAAGTGCGGAATTACCGTTGGTAATAAACCTTGCATTAAGTCCCAGGTAGCGTAATGCTGCTATTTGTGCATTGCGATCGGTTGTATCACCGTACCTTGCCCTGATTTGATTATATTCATCATCGCCTTTTACTTTTCCATAGAACTCGGCAATCATGGCACAAGTACTGGAGAAGCACTCGCGATATCCGGTTCCTGATTGATTGTCTAGTTGATACTCATAAGGAACATTTAGTATCTTTTGCGACACGTAGTCATCTGTATTACCCCCTGGCGTACCAAGGTGCTTGTCCATTATCTGGATTAATTTACTACTATATGCGGGATCTGTAGCGTAACCCTCTTTTACTAAAAGTTGAGCGCATTCGTTCCTATTTTTAGCGCGATTAACCCCTTGGAAATTTTTAAAGTCTTTATACCAACGATCAACAAGGTAGCAAACACAGGTATAAAGATCAGGGAAATCAAGGAAACCCGCTTTGATTGTGATCCATTTTCCGTTGATGAATTCTTGCGTATCAACGGAAGTACCTGTGCCTTTTAAACCAAAATAATTGTGTTTACCATCAGCAGGTAAATGCTGGCCGTAGCCCGACTCTAACGCCCATTGTGCTGCGACACATTCAGGCCAGCGGCTGCCCGCTGCTTTTGCCGCAGCCACAACACCATCCCAGGTATTGGGAAACTGATCAATTGGCTTGGGAACAGTTCGATACTTTTCAGCAAATAAACCCAAGGTATCTGCTGAGATCTTTTTCTCGAGCCACTCCCAAGCCTCTCGCTGGTGCGGAAGCTCTTTGTAGTACTTTGCCGCATCAACGAGTTTGATTGTCATTGACCTTATGCACCAGGCATTTGTACTTCAACCCAAGACTGAGTTGCTTCGTCCCACTCATACATTTTCCCATCGGTGGGATAAGGCACCGGAGCATCCCAGAGACCAGTGGTTGTATTCAGCAACCAAGATGGGTAGGGCTTGGGGGGAATGAAACCATCAATGATTTCATCGTAGGTGTAACCAATGCCAGCGTAGTTTTTACGAAACGCTTTGGATTGGTCAGGGCCAGGGGTGTTGCTATTTGGTAGGTAATACACACCGCCACGGGTGTTGTAGCTGGTTTGTTTGTATACCTGACCAGTGCGAGCGCTCAGCTCTGCCTCTTTGCCGTCGTCTTCATCACGACCAACGGTAACAAAAGTGACGATGTTGTTTTCGTCGAGAAGTGCGAAGTGTGCCATTTAGCTAAACGTTACGGTTTCAGAAGTGGTCGAGGTTGCAGTAATAGTATAAATCTTAAATCCTGCAACAGATGTAGAAAGCGAACTTGTTACACCACCGGAGAAAGTAGCTGTCCTTGTATCTGGGATTTTAATAATAACAACACCAGATCCACCATTTGCAGCTGTTACGTTATATGCGCCGCCGCCACCGCCGCCAGTATTAGCGGTACCTGCAACTGCAGCAGGTGTATTTGGTTGGGTCGCACCTGCGCCGCCGCCACCTGCTCCACCAGTTCCTGCTGTTGAAGCACCGGAACCTCCGCCGCCACCAGCGCGAGTTACAGATGAACCTGTAATAGAGGAGGCAACGCCATTACCACCGTTACCACCAACGCCATTCGTAACAGCAGCTGCGCCAATTTGACCAGCGCCGCCGCCACCACCAAAAGCATTTGCGAAGGATGTTATACCGGCGCCGCCTGCATAACCTTGATTCGCGGTACCTGGTCCGCCAGCTCCGGCCGCGTATCCAGGAGCCGCTCCAAGACCTCCGCCACCACCTGAGCCACCAGAAAGACCATCCAATACAACGGCACCAAAAGCACCGGCTCCACCACCGCCTGTCGAAGTTACCGTACTGAAAACAGAGTTATTTCCGCTAGTCCCTCGAGTTGCGCCACCACCTGTTGCGCCACCACCTCCAACCGTAACTGTATAGGCGATTCCAGTATATGCCGTAATAGTACTTTCAGCGGATGCGCCGCCGCCTGATGGTCCGGCAGAAGTTCTGTACCCGCCTCCACCGCCACCGCCAAATGATCCTCCCCCACCACCGGCAATAACTAAGTAATCAACTGTGAACGAAGGAGGAATAATCTGAGGCCACTGTCCATCTTTCCTCAGTTTAAAAACCTGACCAAGATCCCATTCACCAGGGCGAACACCACTGGTCCATGTCGGAGTATTACCTAAATAACCACCAAGAGGACGTGGTGCCATGCTTTTATCTTCTAATCAAGCGCTTGTTTAAATTATAAGTTACTTAGCTAAAAGTAACTGTTTCACTGGTTGTTGATGTTGCTGTAACGGTGTAAATGTTAAATCCCGCAACGGCTGTAGACAGAGAACTTGTCACACCAACAGAGAAAGTGGCGGTCACTGTATCTGGGACTTTAATAATCACCACTCCAGATCCCCCAGCGCCACCGGTACCTGTTGTGTCTACATTGCCATGTCCACCGCCACCGCCGCCTGTATTTGCAGTGCCACTTGTTCCTGTTTTACCTGTATCGCTACCACCGGGGCCTCCACCACCAGGACCTCCTGTTCCGCCGGGCGCAGTGCCACTACCACCACCGCCGCCGCCGCCACCGCCGGCGCGGGTTACTGAGGTACCTGTAATTGACGATGCAGTACCTGTTCCTCCAGGTTGTCCAGGTTGTCCTGTACTAGCAGTGCCTGCTGCTCCAGCACCACCGCCGCCTGCACCGCCTGCACCGCCGCTTGCGGCACTACCGCCTGGATTACCCTGTGAAGGAGACGTTGATGGTGTATTTCCACCGCCGCCATAACCGTAAGATGGGCCACAATAACCAGCGCCGCCGCCACCTGAACCACCAGCCTGGCCGTCACCTGCACTGCTGTTGTTATTAGAACCGCCGCCGCCGCCCCGTGCGGCTGTAATCGAACCAAATACAGAGTTAGAGCCGTTTGATCCTTGTCCAGTATTCGTTGTAGCTCCGGCGCCACCTGCGCCAACAGTGACGGTATAGGCTTGGTTTTTAACCAAACCTCCAGAAGTAAATTCCCTATACCCACCGGCACCACCGCCGCCTGCTGTTCTAACTCCGCCACCGCCACCGCCGGCAATGACTAAGTAATCAGCCTCAAAACCGACTTGGAAAGTGACTGTTTCTGATGTAGTAGATGTAGCGGTAACGGTGTAGATTTTATACCCCGCAACAGCTGTAGATAAAGAACTTGTTACACCACTAGAGAATAATGCGACATATCGATCGGGAATTTTTAAAATAACAGCACCAGATCCGCCTGCCCCACCTGCGAGGCCTCCGCTGTTATAGCCACCGCCGCCACCGCCGCCACCAGTATTAGCAGTACCTGCCGTACTTGCAGGTGCACTGGGGCCACCACCAGCAGGGCCACCGCCGCCAGAGCCACCTGTGCCACCGGGGCCACCATAACTACTACCAGCGCCGCCTCCAGCGCGGGTTACGGAAGAGCCAGTAATAGATGATGCAACACCTGTGCCACCATTACCACCGTTCGTTGTTCCATTAGCGCCTACTGCACCAGCGCCACCCCCACCGCCGGCGCCAGCATTAACAGTGCCCTCACCAGCGCCGCCAGCATAACCTTGGTCAGCAGTACCCGCTGCTCCAACACCAGCGCCACTTCCGCGACCGCCTCCAGAACCACCCGTAGCGCCTGCGCCGTTGTATCCACCGCCTCCGCCACCGCCTCCTGTAGATGTAATAGTAGAAAAAACACTATTGGAGCCAGATGTTCCAGTAGCACCCGGAGATGGGCCAGCCGGTGCTCCTGCGCCACCTGCGCCGACCGTGATTGTATATGCAGTGCCCGTACTTAAGGTTGTAAGGGTCGATTCTGCACTTGCACCACCGCCCGATGGTCCTGCAGATGTGCGATAACCTCCCGCACCACCGCCGCCTCCAATATATCCGCCGCCGCCTGCACCACCTGCAACAACTAAGTAATCAACTGTTAACGGTGCTACGTACCCAGCTATTGGCCATGTACCTTGGCGTTGATACGTCAATGCATTCCGCAAACTCCACATCCCTGGACGAGACGCGAACGACCAACTACTGGGTGTTGACCCTAAATATCCGCCTTCCCTCTTCTTACCCATTGGGACTTACTTCAGCGTATTTCTATAATAACAATTAAGGCTGAATATCAACAGCAGAAACAGTAAATACAACACCTGAGGCGGCACCTGCTAATGCACGCAGTTTGCTGCCATAAGGAACGTTAGCTTTGTTAACAATCAGTTCAAGTGATGCACCCGATGGTACGGTGATGCCACGTGCCATGTAGAAGCTAGTGGCCTCTCCACTGACTGTTGCCACATCAGTACTGGTAGATCCCGTTGCCGTTGTGAACAATGTTACTGCGACATCACCAGTTGCTTGGATGTTAGAAGCCAAAACAGACAAAATGACCGATGTCCCACTGGCATTGGTGAGATTGCCGTCTTGACCAGAGGTTGGGTTGTAGATGTCAGTAACACCAGTCGTTGTTAGCTTGGTGCCCTTAAATTCAAAATACTCGGCCATTTTTAAACTCTTTTCTACTGATTATAAGATCAAGTAATTAACCGCCAAGTGCGATTACAAGACCCAAGCTGACCCCTGCAGTTGCTGCGGTTGTTTGGGTCGTCCCATCTGGGAACCTAAATCCACCTGTAGTGGATTGAATGATCCCTGAGGTCAACAATCCGGAAGCAAAATTACCACTGGAGAACACACCAGTTGTTGCTCGAACAGTTACGCCAGAGACAGTTCCTGCAGAAGTTACATTACCGCTGGCATTTACGTTACCGGTAATCGTGAGATTGGTTTTGGTAATTCCAGTCTCAACAATCGCTGTAATAGCGTTAATAGTTGTGAAATTACCTGTGGTTCCGGTAATTGTGGTTCCACTTAACCGATCCGTGAAAACACCGCTGACGCCAGTAATGTTGGCGCCCTGGATGGCGTTACCAGTAATCGTTGCACCGCTGAGTTGAGTTGTAAAAATACCCGTAACACCGGTATAAGTTGTACCAAGTACAACATCACCAGTGATGGTGGCACCGCTCAGGCGGGTTGTAAAGATACCGCTGACACCACTGATTGTGCTACCAAGGACAACGTTGCCTGTGATCGTTGCACCTGAAAGGTTGCTGGTAAAAATACCAGAGGCACCGGAGATAACAGGGGAGCCAATGTAGGTAATCCCGCTAACAGGGAAGTTAACATCCCCAGTTATCGTTGAGTAAATGAGTGTATCGACCTTTACTGATCCGTATGCCATTGTTTACAACACCTTATTCATCTAGTTTAAGACAGATACGTTCAACTGTTAAAGTATTGCCCAGTTTGAACCGGAGGGAACAGTGACGATAATTCCAGATGCAATTTCTACCGGAGATACCGAAGCTCCATTGTAACCAACTCCGATTGCATAGTTGGTATCAATAACAATCTTGGTTTCTGCAATAATGTTCGTCGTTAAAACTCCTGTGGCCGTAGCAACAGCCCACGCTGTGGTGCCATCACCAAGAGTTGTCAGGACGTAACCGGACGTACCTGGGCTTGGTGGGAATGAGAACTGGTTGAACGGACGAACATCACCGGCACCAGATGCAAAGATGACGCCGCCAGCGACAAAAACGCTACCAGTAACCCGATTGAATAAACCAGTTGCAACACGAAGGCTATTGCCTGTGATGGTATCACCAGATAACGAGGTGAATTGTCCGCTAACCGTTGTTAAGTTCGCGAACTGACCAGTGATTCCAGTGATCGTTGCGCCTGAAACACGTGTGAAATTACCCGTGCCAACCGTCAGCAGTGGGAATAAACCTGTCGCTCCTGTAACGGTTGCACCAGAAACAAGATTAAAGACGCCTGTTGCAAAAGTTCCAAACGTACCGCTGATGTTATTGCCGGTAATTGTGGCGCCACTCAGTACGGAAGTAAAAACACCCGTAACTCCAGTAATGTTTGTTCCAAGAAGTGCATTACCTGTGATGGTGGGAGCCGAGATGATCGTGCCACCAACAATGCCATTACCGCTAACAGTATCAAAAGCGCCAACATCACCAGTAACAGTGATGCCAGAGATAGTGCCATTGACCCTAAGGCCACTTGCGATGGTGCCACTACCACCAATCGTTAAATCACCACTGGCTGAAATGTTACCAGTCGTCGAAATCGTGGTGACGTTGATTTGATCGGTAAATGTACCGGTCGCAGCTGTCAGCGTGGTAAATAAACCAGTGACGCCTGTAATAGTTTGGCCGGAAAGCGAAGATGTAAAGACGCCAGAAGCACCGGTTAATGTTGTGAACTGTCCGGTGTCACCTGTTACAACACCACCTGATACTTGGTAAAGAAAAACGCCTGATAAACCAGCAACTAAATCAATGACACCAGTCTGGAAGGTTGCGGTAAGACCAGAAACCTGAGTGGTTCCAGTGACATAAGTTGCGGTGAGGCTTGTAAACTGCCCGGTCGCACCAGTGACTGTGGTTCCAGACAGCGAAGTAAACTGCCCAGTTACACCATTGAGTTGTGTGAATTGACCCGTGACACCGGTGATAACTGCACCAGAGAGTCTCGAAGTAAAGGTACCAGAGACACCAGTGGTGTTGGCTAATAAAGCCGTATCACCGGTAATGGTTGCACCTGATAAACGGGTGGTGAACGTACCGGAAACACCAGTCAGGTTCGTGAAACGCCCAGTGTTGCCTGTTACAACAGCACCGGAAACACTTGTGGTGAAGACACCAGTGACACCTGTTAAGGTCGTGATGTTCCCATTGATTGCATGGATGACATCACCACTGATTGTTTGACCGGTGATGCCACTTGCACGGATGGTGTTACCCGTGATCGTGCCGCCGCTAAACGTCGTAATGCGTGCTGCATCAATCGTTGCGTTAACAGCTTGCAGGTCAACAAAGTAACCGTTGTTGCCGTTGACATTAACGCCCTGAACACTTTGACCAGTGATCGTATTACCACTGATCGTGCCAGTTGCAATTAAGTTATTAAGAGTTAAGGTTGCAAACGTACCCGTACCCAGAATGTTGAGGTTCCCACGAACCGTTGCATCTCCAGATACGTTTAAATTATTGCTGACCGTAAGGGTGGTGATTGTGCCACCCGTCAGCTGAAGATAGTAATTATTAAGGTATGCCTTGTGCTCACTAACGGTAAATTTCTTGTTCTTGAGCCCAGGATCAACCTCTGCTACATGGACAACAGTAAACAGGTCGGCATCATTAATGTCGACCGCACTGATAGCTGGTAACTCAGATATCCGCCTATTGGCCACCTATTAACTCGCAAATCCTATAACTAAAATTATAGTTTAGGTTTGCTCAGTCATTTTACCTTGACTTCGATTCGTGGCAGTAGGTTAGAAGCAAATCCCCAACCTGCTTGCAAGCCGACGACAAGACCACAGGACAAGGCAAAAACTAAAATTAATTCAGCCACCGTTAAGTTACGGCGAACATAAACCACTCGCTGGGAAGGGACGACAGTTTGCGATGGTGCTGGCACCGTTTGCTTTTGTTGTTCCAGGGTCGTTTGGATGGCGCGTTCTCGCGCAAAAGCCTTGAGCTGCTCAATCTGCTCAGGAGTCAACGACGCAAGGCTAAAGC